CGTGGCCGGCGGCATGCGCGGCGTGGGCGGCGGCGGAGGCGGCGTGGGCGGCGGGGGCGGCGGCGGAGGCGGCGGCGGGGGCGGCGGGGGCGGCGGGGGCGGCGGCGTGGGCGGCGGGGGCGGCGGCGTGGGCGGCGGCGGCGCGGGCGCAAAGATACGATTACTTTGCAAATGAACTCATAAAGATCCTAGAGATAGAGGGTGCCAATGGATAAGACGCCGGGGCAGGTTGCCTATGAAGCCAGCGGGCTTTACCTCGCATCGAAGTATCTAGAAGACCAGGATCCATGGGATTGTCAGCTTCCTGGAACTAAGGGCCACTGGGAAGCCGCTGCTTGCGCCATCATAGAGATGTGTGCTTCAGCTTTGGAAGTCTCTGCGCCCGACAATAACCTAGACCTTGCGTCGTACGTATATGAAAGCGCACGCAAGATCCACTGGAAAGAAGCTGCTGCTTCCATCCGCTCCCTTGCTGAGGAAGAATCGGAATGACGCCAGAACTGGAATTAGAACGCCTAGTAGACGCGATCTTCGAACTTTCAGATCCCTATTGTCCACAGGTCTGCATGAACGCAGCCGTTGCTATGGTGGTGAGAGAGCTCGTCAAGCACCCTGGAAATCATGAGCTGATGGACAGAGCTTTGAGCAATTTCGCAGCGTCAGTAAAGGCGCATGTGAGTGAGGCGTGGAGAGCGGAGGCGCATTGATCATTTCTAATGGAAAATCCCAATCGATATTTTTCCAAGCAGCCACGCCACAATCAGTATCGGAGCCAGAAACCCAAGAGACGCCAGCATGACGATATTCACAAAGGTGATGCACCGCGGCGAGCATCGCCTTACTTTACCCCAAAGGCAAGCTGCGCGGCGTCCCAGGCCTTTATATTCGACATCAGGAGCACTAAAAAGATGGCGATCTGCACCCATCCATTCCTCAAGGCTCCAGGAATGTCGATGGCCGGTTTTGACGCTTGTGCTTCCAGTTTGTCGAGGCGAGCCAGGATTGACCGCCGGTAATGTCTCGATTCTAGGGCGAACATCCTGGACTCTTCCCTGAGGTCCGCCAGCGCCCTGTCTATTCCCCTCAGAACTTCGTAGTCTGAACTCAAGCTCATTAGCTCGCGCTCCGGCGAAACTGTTCATTCTTCCCTTGGCTCCACTTGCGTTGATTATTGAATCGATCGGCTCTTAATCGAATCAGCCATCATCGGCGAACATCCCTTCGCTGCTATGGTTAGGGGCGTCGCTCGGCTGAAGACCGGACGGCGCCCCGAATGTTTGTCTATTAGGTAGAGATTTACGCAAAGAGACACGTTAAGGAAAGCCGTTTCCTTTGACACGTCGAACGCAACCTGTAAGCAATCCTTACAGGTTCGATCACTTATTTCGCAGCACCCTGTCCGCGAACTCTTTCTGCTCAGCGCGCATCTCCATGTAAGCCCACAAAATCCCAGGAGCTTGCTGCCATCCGCGCGCCCAACGGCTGATGGTGTTGATGTTCATGCCGGTGTCTCTAGCGAGCTGGGCTTGATTGATGCCGATGCGATTGAGCAGAGCCCGGAAGCGCTTAGTTTGATCTTGATCCTTCATGAGGCATATATACGCCGCGATGATGTCAGCGCGCAAGGTTATATTCGCAGCGACTGTTGATAAGTAGCGCTGCCTACAAAAAGGCGCTTGCTTTTATCGTCGCTTCGACTATATTCGTTCAACAGCAACGAAGGAGAACACCCATGCAGATTGACATGTCCGCCATCAAGACTATCATCGCCAAAGCCATCGCCGAGCATAACCAGATCAACAGCGATTATGACCGGATGATCGCCAAGGCGAAGTTCAGCGTAAACATGCGCTGGCCTCGGCCGAAGGCAAGGCTCTCAGTGATCGAAGGCGGGAAACGGTAGAGGCCCCTCTAGGGCCTTTTCTTCTGCGTAGCGCCCTGGAAAGCGTTGCCCCTTGGGAAGTCGTATGCGTGACCGTAGCCCAGCCGGTCCCCTCCCAAAGACTGCGTAGAAGAAAATCAGCCCGCCTGTCCGCGATTTTAAGGGCCTACACGGGGGAACCATCCCACATCACATTCGGCCCACCTTGCTGTTCGCCCCGAAGAGCGCGAAGCCCCACCATAGGGCTTCGCCAGCAAGGCCGTGTCATCCCCTGGACAGCGGGGCGCTGGTTAGGCGCTTTCTCATTCGCGGACTGAACTCGTGGCGGTGCCGGAACGCGCTTACCCGAGGGTGGTTAACAAGCTCTGCCGTAGCCCGGCCGGCACGTCTACCACCACCATTTACCCACTTCATGAACTGAAGTCGATGAATTCATTGGGATTACCCGAAAAGGTACGAAATTCCTACGTTAAGCGGATAAAGACTTGATTATCAACGGGTTGCTCTGTAGCACGTCTCGACTAGGGGATTGTCGTGTTAACAAAATTGGATTTTCTTGACGCGTCCGCGGGACATGTTAAGAATACGAACAGGAAGGCGGCGCTGAAAGCAGAAGCGCGAAACGAAGATGCGGCAATGCAGATCAATGTCGGCGCCTGTCAGAGAACCCCTTGGTCAGGGCACCCGCTGACGTTTCTATGGCAAGCGTTAACTCTGATATGCCAAGCCGGTGTAGCGCCCGGCCCTTCCTACTTACACAGTCTCTTTCGGCATACGTTCGGCCCGGCCGGAATACATTGAAATTCCGGCGGAATTCGATGTTTCCGCCGAACTTCGGCCCTGCCGATGAGAAACTTCGAACATATTTCCATCTGCCACATCCACGACCGACGATCCGCTAATAAGCGGCACGTCTTTGTCTGGGTGTAGCGCAGTTGGTAGCGCACCGCATTTGGAGTGCGGGGGTCGCTGGTTCAAGTCCAGCCACCCAGACCATCACTTACAAAGTTTTTCGCGCGCCGCCGAATAGCGCTCGATCTGAGCCACCGTCTGCCTCGTGTCTTTTGGCGACCAAGTTATCGGTCTGAACACTTTGCACCCAGAATACGTCTTATTGACGATCACGGCAGGACTTTGAGGCTCGACAGAGCTGCAAGAGGTCAGCGTCAGAAGCAACGGCAGCGCTATTACCAGCTTCGATGGCGGCATCAATAGCTTTGCGGGCTTGATCCTCTGTCTCCCGCATCTTACCCTCCCAGTGAGCATCGCAAGCGCTCTCCGCATTGCGGACGATAGCCGGAATATCCACCCGAGGAACCGACGCCCAGCCCTTGTACCATCCGAAGACAAAGGCCCCGGCGATGAGGAGCGCGGTGCGGGCGATGGGGCTTCCCCATATCGCGCCGATGACGGGCATGATTGCGAAAGGCATGTCATCACCTCATTCCTTCTTTGGCGTCAGAAATCCGGCGCGAGATCACGACTGCACAACCGACAATGATGGCAATAGTAGCCAGGAGCCCCACATTTGCCTTCAGAGACGCAAAGAGGGCATCGAACGGGCCAAGAGCCGTCTTGACGCTTCCTGCCTCCTTGCCGGCCTCTATGGCCGTCTCAGTGAGCCAGTTATAGCCCTGGATGATCGCGCCGCCAATCGCTGCCAGCGCTGAACGGATGGTCCAGGACTTCGCCACCACTTCGCCGACCGGAACGACAGGCTTTTCCTCAACCCGTTGCGGCATGGGCGGCAACACGGGCACATCACCTTCCTTCTCGACGATCATATGATCTTCGTCGACTGGCTCCATGAATAAGGCGCCTTCAGCTTTGCGACGCCTTACGAGGCCCGGCCATTCCTTGCCGCCAGCTTTGGTCCAGCGCATCAATTGCGCAGGAACCTGCTCATATTTACCTTGATTCAAGACTTTTAGAAGGGTAGATTTTGCTAGAGCGCCAGGGCCGCAATTGTAGACATAGGAAATGAGCGCATCTGCTTGGTTTTGATTTAGTGGAACCGTAACGAGTCGATCTATTGCGTCCTCGTATATCGTTACCTCTTTTCTGAAGCGTTCTTCGCACTCTTCGAGTGTCCAGCACGTATCTTTGGTAACACCTCGCGTCAAACCAGTGAATACAGTCCATACAGGCGGATATGCAAGCGTGTCGAGATAGGATTTGTAGCGCCCATCGGGCAGAAGCGTCTTGGCCCCCTCAAAATCCTTGATGAACCTTATGCCTCTTGCGCTGATATCAACCATAAGTCCCCGCTTCGTTTAACCTGGCGTCAACCCGCCTCCTGTAAGATCTCCCTATCCAACCAAGAGAGACACGCCATGAACTACACGCCCCATGCCTTCGCCATCCTGCTCTGCATCCTCCTGCTCGCCGTCTCAGAGGCCAGCCCGGAGCGCGATCCTCTGATCATCGGGATCATCCGCGATTTGCTGCGATAGCGCGCCGAAAAATGCGCAATAGGTAGAGATTGCTATTGCGAAGTTCACAAAATAAATAATACACCACAGGGGCGAATATGGACGGATGGCAAGTCCTAATCCGCATCGTCGAACGGATAAAAGAAAGGGATGCCAATGGACGAGAGCAACGGGCGCTCAGCAACGGAGATCGACAAGAAAGTCGGCGAGAGATTGCGGATCATCAGACAGAACAAGAAGATGAGCCAGATGGAGCTTGGACACAAGCTCGGCCTCACGTTTCAACAGATCCAGAAGTATGAAGATGGAAAAAATCGTGTCAATCCGGTGATCTTGGCAAAAATTTCTGACATATTCGGCGTCACGCCAAACTTCTTCTTCGAATTGAAAGATCAAAGAAGCGGCGAAGAGAAAGAAGATTATTTCAAATGCATTGCTGAGACAATACGGACAAAGGACGGCTATGAACTCAACGTCGCCTTCGCCAAGATCAAAAGCGCCGAGACACGCCGTGTCCTGATCCGGATGATAAAAGCGCTCGCCCAGGAACACTAAGAAGCGACGGCCTTGATCACGGCGAAGTTGATGATCACAGCTTCGCCAAGCGCCCCGCCTGATGTGTTGGTCAGGCGAATATTTGCGCCGCCTGCTCCGGTTGCAACGACAGAGACTGTGTAAACGTTTGCGGTTCCGCCGCCTTGGATGCTCACGCCAACGAAATCGCTGGCGGCAATAGTCGAGTTCTGAAGATTGAACACCACGGATGCGCCGGCCCCGAGGGATGCATTATGCGTCGCAATCTGACCACAGACCGTGTTCAACGTGACCGTAGTTGATTTGCTGGTGATCTGGGTGACAGCCCCTCCGGCACCGGTGGCATAACCGACACCACCAGTTGCTGATGTAGATTTAATAGCTAATGGAGATGTAACTTCTGTTCCGATTTGCAGAGCAATCGTTACAACATTAGATTGTCTGCTATAAAAGATGATAGTAGAGTTAATAAGGTCGCTATCACCCGGAGAGCATGTTATTCTGCCAGTCTCTTTAACTGTCCCGACAGTGTCAACGCCAACATATTGAAATGCAGCTAACTTTGTTGTCGTTGATGCGTTAGAAGAATTAAACGCCCTTACAATCGTTGTTCCATTGCCTTGGTCTGACGAAAATGCGTAACCTCCATCTGCACCAGAAAAGTTTAGAAAATTAGAACTGTGCGTAATTGTAACATCACCATTATTCCAATTAATAACTCCGCCTGAAGCCAGGAACAGATCAGACCACATCAATGATGCTGAACCGATGGCCGCGCCATCTTGCGCCGCCGGAGTGATTACCGCGTCAAAAGAATATCCAATTGACGCGCCCGCAAAAGCCAATGCATTTGCGGCATGCGTTACGGTTACATCGCCGGCGTTCCAATTGAGAGTACCGCCGGATGCCAAAAAAAGGTCAGCCCATGCCGTGCCCGCGCTGCCAAGCGCCGCGCCATCGTCTGCTGCTGGAACAAGTCGAATAGGTATGCTGACTACCCCATCATCCTTGTCTATGCTGATACCAGTGTAGAACGTCGATCCGTCCGGCGATACTTTGAACTGGAAATCGTCGTTTCCGACAAGACCGACCTCGGCGCGCGTCGAGAAATTGTCCTGAAACAGGAAACTCGCCGTGTCACCAGCCGCTGCTTTGTTGACCTTGACCTGGCTGTTGGATCCAGCGTGATTGAGGAGAACAGCCGGAGAATTGACGGAAAGCTTGTTGGTGGCGTCAGGTGTGGCATTAATGCCAAGGAGATCGACGATGGCCAGATCCGGGTTGACGATGTCCTCGGCGACCGCGGTTACGAAAACCTTGGCGCTTCCGGACAGGCTGAGAGGCGAAGAGCTCGCGGCTTCATCGTTGAGCTTTGACAACAGAACGGTTCGCGTCAGAGTTTGGAGAGATGAATTATATGTCCCGCGTCCAACCTCGAAATTGTTGCCGTCCTCAATACAATAACCAACAGTCGCGCCATTGGCGATGCCGCCCTCGGCGAACGAGGCATAGCCTGTTTGCGCCGATCCTAGAATGATCGTTCCCGTTCCTGTCGTCGCAGTCGATACTCTGACGCGGTTGGCGAATGAAACCATGATCAGAGCCTGTCTTTGAATGGATCGTCAGCAACAATCTGCCACGAGATGACAGGCCCTGTTTCATTTGGCAAGGCTTCGTTTGTGATCGGCTTGAACGCGAGTCTAGAGACCTCGCGCTGGACCAGTTCGTCCGACGCTGGCCGTTCCCAACATTCGCCGTTGTCGGAAAAGCCGGCGGTTGCCGCAGCATCTGTGCCGAGACGGCTATAGGGCAGATGCGTGTAAAACTGCATGCGGCCCAATTGGCCTTTCTCGTAGGTAAGTGCTACCCAGACGTGCTGAAGCATGCTACAGGTCTCCATATCCGACGATATTCCAGGCTGTTGGATCTTGCAATGTTCCTCCAGCATCTTTCGTTGCTACCTGCCATGATCCTGCATTCTTGGTTTCACCTTGCGCGAAACGATTTGCCCCCGTGTGTTCACCTGTAACGAAGCCAGGCCAGAATGCGCTTGAAAAATCATTCGCTATCACGACTGTCAACTGTCCAACTGCCGTGTCTGTCAATGATGTGACATTATAGCTTGCTGTGAGCTGCGGGACACCGCCGGAAACAATGGAATACACCCAGAATTTTGCGGCAGACGGGTGAAAATGTTGCGTCCCCGGCGTGACAGCCAGCGTCGTGCTGGTACCTGTTTCCTGGTCCGATTGCGCAGCGATCTGGATCAAGCCCTTGACCGACGTCGACGCGTCAGGTTCAAGCCCTAGTGCCCACGCCGAGTTTCTGAACGTATAATAGCGGTCTTCATCCTGCACATAGGCGATCCAGCCGCAATCGGCGACGGGTGTATATCGAAACCACCCGCCTTGACCATTGGCTTCGGCGATGTCATGTTCCGCGAATGTCGACCACGCCCCAGTCGGGGCTGCTGTCAGGATATAGCGCGCGCCTGGCGTCGGTGACCCGGGAGGCGTTGAAAGCCGGTCTGCAATTTTTATCATCCCGGTCGTATTGCCGATCAATGCCGGTGAAATGGCGCGGACGAGGAACTTGGTCCCATCACAAACGAGCCAGACAGTTTCACCAAACCCGGTCAGCGAGAACGCCGCTGTGACAACGCCAGGCAGCCTGAACGTATCGACACCATCGCCAATCACCTTGACCTGATTTGCCGTGCCGGCATGGCTGATGCCAACGAACCAGCCATCGCCAAGCGCGGATGCGTCGGCGATTGTCATCGTAATTGTGCCAGCCGTACAATTGGCGTTGATCAAATGACCATGGTGTGTTGCATCCAACGAGAGATTGGTCGATGTGTTGACGACGCTTTCGTCGTAGGGTGTCGATGACGTCAGGAAGATTGACGTATCTAGAGCGCCGCGAACGTTGTCATGTTCAAACACCGTTCCGCCATATAGAACTGACGTCAGCCTGACTTTATATGGCGTATTGCCGGTATAGACGAGCGTCTTGGCGTTGCCTGATGTGATCGGATAACCGGCGGAGTTGCAATTGACCGTTGTGCCGAGAGAGGATGAGAGATCCTTGTCGGAATACACTATCCTGGCGTTTGACGTCCCGGCATCGAAGTAAGCCAGGATGCCATCGGTGATGATATTGCCTGAACTGTCCGTCGCCCGCCAGCCGGGACCAATCGTATTGATGCTATCGACCACTTTTAATACCTCTGAAGCAGGGGATTTTGCGGGAACCGCGACGGCGGGAGTTGGGCGATTTGGAAACTCTGAGCGGCGCGCTGAACAGGAGGCGGGGCTTCTTCCTCCTGTCCGCCGAGTTCGGCGAAGATGCGCTCCAAATCGGCGAGCTGTGCATCGAAATCCATCTCGGCGGGTTGTCCAGATGGCGGCGCTACGGTCAGGGATTCAGCGTTAGCCATGTCGCCAGAGAGCGGATAGTCCATATTGCCTGGAGCCGGACGGCGCGGCGAAGGCACGGGCATATTGCCTGGATTTTGCGTGACGTCATAGGCTGTCCCCTCGGAGCGCGGGATGCCCATGACGTTCTCGGCGAGCCACGGCGCGTAATACGAGGCTTGACCGCGAGCCGTGCCGATGTTCTCAGCGGTGCTCGCACGGTCTGCGCCCTCCAAAGGATCGATGCCCATGGCCCCGGTAGGCTCCAGAGCGCCGCCAGCGGCTTGACCAGCTGCCTTCAACGCAGAGAGTAGTCTATTCGTGCCGTATGCCGTTCCGGCTGCGATGGCTGGAGCCTGAAGCTTGTTGACGGCATTCGAGGCAAACGATCCTTCATTCCCAGCTTCCGCCGGATCACCCTGCATGGCATAGGTCGCGCCGCCTGCAAGAAGCGGTGCCAGGATAGCGCTTTTCCCGCCACCTTTTGGCCCTCTGACGCGCTTCCTGGCTTTATCGCGGTTCGCGGACTCGATGGCGTCAATCAATTGTTCCTTGTTGCGCAACTTGCTGCGGCCGGGAATCTCCAAGGCCCGAGCTTGCTCTTTGTACCAGGCGAGATCTCCAGGTCGCGCTGTCTTGGCCTTTGAGGCTGGCGCTGCGGCCGCAGGCTCCGATGGCGGCAACGTCTTCTGAGGTTCCGCGACTGGAACGGCTTCCGCATCAATTGTCGTGAGCGCTTTCGAAGCCGCAGGCTCTTTGATCCCTTGCAAAAGACGATTTTCCGTTCCGATGTCTTTCGAATCCATCCGATTGGCAAAATCGCGCGCAGCCTCGATGCGCATCATTGCCTGACCGATGCCTGGTTGCCGCGCCGGGAAGAAAAACCGCCCGCCGCCCTCGACGGCTATGCCGGTTCCCCCGCCGAGGAGACCATTGGCAATCGAGCGAGACATTGCCTTGTCGCTCTCAGAAGCGTTCGGATCGTTGGCTTGATCGACATAGCGCTCATATTCGTTGAAGATCGCTGCGGCTGGAATGCCATAGGACAGCGCGCGACCGGTGACCGCCGCGGCCTTGCCAAGCCCGGTTGCCGGCATGAACTTCTCTGCCGCCTTGGCGGCGCCGACAGCGCGCGACCGGTTCATCTGCGAGTTGGTCAGCTTCGATGTCGGGCCGATCTCTCTCGCGATCTCATTCAGAGCCTTAGCGTTGCCCTTCTCGAAACGATCCAGCCTTCGATTGGCCAACTCACCATAAATTCCGCCCGCAACTGCCCCGCCTGCGAACGGCAGTGCCTTTTGCGTCAGCGGATTGGTATTTTCTTCCTTCTCCGCCCGCCTGGCTTCAGTTCCTTCGTTGCTGATGGCTTTTTCCAGCTTGTCATTCAGATCACCAAGTGCTTTATTGTAGTCATCGACTTCCTTTGCCCTGGCGGCAATGGCGGCGCGCCCGGCATCGATGTCGGCCTGTTTTTTACGGCCGGACATGATCTTGTCGCGCTCCGCCTGCGTCAGCGGCTTCGGCGCATTCTGGCGGAGATCATTGATCTGCTGCTTTATGATATCAGAAAGCTTATCGGCCATGCTCAAGCCTATTGATGTGGATTACGAGGTTGTAAGAAGCCGCCGAACGGCCCCGCGAATTTCATTCGACGATGCATTGCGTCTTGCGGAGATAGTGATAGGCGCTGGTCTGTTTTGCCTTGCGGCTTGGGGATTCCACGAGTTCATGAGCAGGAATTTCTAACGATTGGAAGGCTCTCCACCTTCTCCAGATGCGTCTACCTGTTGACCGATCTGATAAGCCAAGGCTGTAAGGGCTGCCGCAATCTCAGGATCGGGCTCTTGCCTTGCTAGAGCTGTCAGGCGGCGCAAATGCTGACGCGCAGTGGCGCCGGTCGACGACATGGAGCCCCCCATCTTTACCTGCGCCCTGTTAAGCGAATTAACCCACGTCGCAAAGCTCTTTGAAGTCAGCACCTTGCCCATCGCCGCCGTTCCTGCAACGGTTGCGATCAGAGCCGGCCATAGTTTTGGGTTCAGGAAAACAGCCGCGCCTGCGCTTAGCGCTCCAGTGTATGCCGAACCGGAATAGTTCTTCGTAGTCTCATAAAATTTCATTCTCTCGGCGATGCGCCCGAGATTATCGAGAGACTGTACGACTTCAGGGCCAAGTGCTTTTACAAAAAGTCCTCTGACCCTCTGGCTCTGATTGATCTTGTTCCAATCCGTCGCATAGCGCTCGAATGAAAACACCCGTTCCGCCTCTCTGGCTCCGGGCGTCAACTTGCCAAGATTTTCAATGACATTGCCGAGGATGGCCTTTGCCTCCTCTGGCCTGAGCGACGATACGATGCTCTCGACTGCGCGGACGTTCTGTGTGTTCTCGCGCAGATATTGCCCGATGCGGCGCGAGGCCTGCTCAAGCGTATCGGCGCCAAGAACCTGCATGAAACGATCCATGCGCTCAATACCCTGCCGATAATAGCGATCGGCAAGCCGGTACTTCTGAAGCGCCTTATCCGCAGCATCAGCGATAGACGGGGCAATGTAATTCTTGTCACGAGGCGAAAGCCTGGACGCCTTGCGAGCCCGCGCCGCAAGCGCCACAAGGCCGGACTGATAATCGTCAGATATCGCTCCGTAAAGCTGTTTCAATTGAGTGCGGTCAAGCCTGGCGTCATATTGGCCAAAGTTCGATAGAGCCCGCCCAACCTCGGTTCTGGCTGCCCTCAAACTATCGAGCGTAAAATTGCGCCGACCATTGGCCAGATCCGTTACCAGCCTGCCGAACCTGCCTTCAAGCACGCCTCCGGAAATCGCAGCAGACTGTTCCTGTTGCATGAGGCCACGCGCCACAAGCGCAGAATTCCGCGTTGCCAGCAGATCGGAATTTTTGGTATCATTGGCCCGCATCAGCGATGGCCTGGAGTCCTCGGCTTGTCGATAAAGTGCCGCCGATTTGGTCTGGAAACTGGTATCACGCGCTGGCCTGCGTACAATGCGCTCAATAGCGGCAGGCGATAGATCATCAATGGCAGTGCGCGTCGATCCTGGCAAAGTTACACGGGATTGTGCGGCTTGGTCAAGCTCCTGAGCGCTCATTGCAGCCGTATTGAGTTGCCCCGGCTTATTGACATTGACCGTCCCGCTAACCTTCGCAGGCGGCTTATTCGGGCTTATACCGAAGGATTGAACTGTCGAACGATCCAAATCTTCAAGATCAGCGGTGCGGAAGCGATCAAGGCCACGTTGCGCGATAAGGCCAACATCTTCCGGGCTTGCGGCTGCTCCAATTCCCTGTGCAATTGTCTTCTGCCTTGCGGCCATCGCTTGTTCAGTCGCCAGCTTCGGCGTTTTCACCGTGCCGCCAACGATAGGAAGCTCTTCGACAGTACGAGCGGCGCGCGCGGTTCCTTTCGACGTGAACGCAGGAGCAAATTCCGGAATGCCTTCATCAATGAAGGCTTGCCGGTCGATAATGCGTTGAGCAGGGCCGTAAGCCTGGGCAGGTGTCGCTCTGGGAGCCGCCGGCAAAAGACGGTTGGCGATCGGAGCAAGCGCCTTATTCGTTGCCGCAGCGCTTGTCCGCAGCATCTGACCAGGAACCGCGCCCATGGATTGCAAAGCGGGGATGCCCATGGAGATTTCACCGGCTGCCGCGACCGGCTCAAGCCACGATCTGTTGGCGCGAACGAATTCCCTTTCTGCCTGCTTGTAATAATCTCCAGAACTTGGAATAGCCGCGCCGACGACATCGCCAAAGCCATATTCGCCGCGCGTCAATGCTCTGATCGGTGCTGATAAGGCAAAGACTGAAGCATCTGAGGCGCGTTTTAGCGGTGTCCGGCTTGCATCGAATGCGGCCTGCTCCTGTTCCTTCGAGCGCTGTTCCTGAACACGAAGGATTGCCGCCTCTTCAGCCGTTTTTGGCTCCTCAACGCCAGAGAGCGGAACGCGAGGCCCGGCGTAGCGTTTCGTTTCCTCGTCCAGATATTGCCGATACAAAGCCTCGTCCTCATTGCGCTCAAAAGTTTTTGGCTGCGCAAGAGGCGCCGCCTTCGGCAAGTGGCCGAACATTCTGCCGCCAGCATCCTCACGTGAGCTTGGCAGATGATCGAACATTCCCATCAGAAGCGAATTCCCCATGCTTCGAGCTGTTGTCTGACTGCGGCGGGATCTGTGCCATCTCTGATCGCCTGATTGGCTTCACGGATGATCTGCTCATCTGTCGCGCCCTGCGGACGCGGCGCTAGAGTGACCTTCTGATCTGGCGGAGGAACGCTTCCATCAGTCGCCGCGCCTTCATCGAGCATAACCCGTTCAGGGCTGACGCCGGCATTCGTCGCGATGTTGCCAAACTGACGGCGAAGCATATCGAGACGGACATTCTTGTCCTTGACGAGATTGGCTGCAGCGTCCACAAACTGAGACCTTTGCTGTGGTGTCAGGCGTTGGCCGCTCATCAGCTTGTTGTAAGTTCCAACGATCTGTTCAGGCAAGCCGGCCGTCTGCTCAGCAGTTGCGTACTCACCCTCTCGAACGACCGAAGTCGGGTCAAGGATCTTCATGTATGAGTAGACCATTGCGATGTCGGCCGGCCCGCTGTCGAGCTTCGAGCTTGCCTGCAAGCGGCTATAACTGTCGTTGATAGTACGCATGTCGGCAGTGAGTGATGTATATTCCTTGCGAAGCGACTGCTCGAATTTCGCGGCCTCGTTTTTGGTATCCTGTTTGACTCCAGGCTCGCGCAATACGGTGACCCCACCGGGGCCGCCTGGGACATAAAGGCCTTCGTCTTCCTTAAAGGACTTGATTTCCTTCGCTGAAGGCAGCCCGCGAACCTGATTGATGAAGAAATCGGTCCCAGACTTGACATCACGCGGATCGACGCCGTAGGCTTGGAGTTGCGCCGCCATTTCTGGATGCGTCTGCAGCAATCTCTGCCACATCGCTGACTGCGTTTCCGGCGTAGCCGACTGGATCGTATTGGCCAGTGTCGCAAGCCGCACTTCCGCCGCCCTCTCAAGCTCAGCGCGGCCTTTCTGCACGTCCTGCGTCATGCGCTCCGTCTGCAACGGTGCGTTCTCCGACAGACGCTGCTGCTCAATAAGTTGCTGAGCCAGCGGGATGTTGCCTTGTTTCAAGGCCGCATCGATACCGGCGGCGTAGTTGATACCAGCAGGTCGCGGCTGGGCTGAAGCAGTTTGCGCCATCGGCTGGCCAGACTGCCCAATTCCTGAATTGAACTGATTGACGTATTCCTGCCCCGTGATACCGAGAGGTCTGCCGTTGACGTCACGCGCGCGACGGTTGGCGCCTTCTGCAGCCGGCCTCCCGGTGAACCACATCGAGGCGGCATCCTGGGGGCTTCCAGTCCGGTTGACATATTCGCCGAACTTGGCCTCAAACACCTTTTCCTGCGCCTGCGGATCGGCCAGAAATTCGTCTGGCGTCATCGCCCTGCCGAGGATCTGTTGCGTCCATGGGCCAACATTTGCCCCCATCACCTGATATTTGCCATAGGCGCGGTCGCCGGAGCGCGTCACCGGGCCGCGAACGCCATAGTCACCGCCGCTCTCGATGTTCGCAATGGACCTTGCATATTGCGACATGTTACCATTGGCTGCAGGCAGGGAGGAGCCCCCGGGCGAGGTAGCCGGAAACCCTCTCCCCGCTGCCGCCGCCGAGGCCTGCGCTGGGGATGGCGCGCCTTCGGAAGGATAGATCCGCTCAAGAAGGCGGTTGACCTGCGGATTGGGGACGGTTGCGCCGCTGGCGTCGGTCGTGGCGCCGGAGCGCATGGCTTCGCCGATCTGCTTGGCCTCAGACAGCAAGCGATTTTTCTCCACCGTGCGGCCAAGCGCGTCCAAGCCTTCATTCAAAGGCGAGAAGTCGATCTGTCCGCCAGGACGATAGGCGGGGAGGGGAACGTAGAAAGCTGCCATGTTCGGCTCTTGTCTCTAACCTTTTCTAGCGCTAGAAATAGCAAACCCGTCGAGCGTTGCTGCGCAGCGACGGGTTCTAACCATGCGACCTAATCAGGAGGCCACTTTGGCTACACAACGTTTATGCTCTATTCCAGGATGTGGCAAGAAACATAAGGCGCGCGGCTGGTGCATAGCCCACTATGATAAATTCTTGGTTTATGGTGATCCGCTTGTTTCAAAGAAAATAACTAGACCGCAATGCAACATAGATGGATGCAATCGTCCGCATTACGGACATGGTTTTTGCGTTGGTCATCTAAGAAGATCAAGAATATATGGAAATCCAGAAGGTGGATTGCGTAGTCTTTTTGGCGATGCGGCAAAATTCTATATCGAAACGGTATTGCCATACTCTAAAGATAAATGTCTCATATGGCCATACTATCGCAGCAAGGCTGGATACGCCAAAATCTGGATGCCAGAACGATCTTCTCGGCTGGTTTGCAGGTTAGTTTGTGAAGATATTCATGGACCTGCCCCAACAGACACACACCAAGCTGCGCATATATGTGGCAATGGTCATCTTGGATGCTGCTCACCGAAACATTGTGTTTGGAAGACACCAATACAAAACAATGCTGACAAACTCATTCACGGAACGCATAACAGAGGCATCCGAAATTACTACACTAAATTAACAGAAAATGATGTTCGCTACATTCGATCGTCAACAAAACCAGTCAATGATCTTGCTAAACGCTTTTGTGTTAACCCATCGCATATCTCAGCAATTCGCAATAGAAGAGCGTGGGGGTGGTTAGACTAGAAGATCGTACCGAACCTTGAGATAGCCGCTTTCATCGACCTCAACGGCCCATGGCGCATAAGAGAGAGCTTCTTGAGCAACAACGCCAGTATAACGCTCTGGGCTCCAGATATACGAGAACTCATAAACAGGCAGTCCTGACGACAGGATACCCACGCGTTTCATGTCACGCTTTAATCGAACATCCGAAAAAGCTGCGGCCGCTTTCGCCGCGGTTCCAGCAGCGTTTAACAGGTTATTCACACCCAGAGTTGAAGCCTGTGCCCTGGCTCCACCATAATTAATGTTATTGCCAGCCATGGTCGCGCCGAAACCATAGCGCATGTCGCCCTGACCGAGCCTGATGTCAGCCGTTTTCATCAGCGCGTTGTCGCCGCGTCCGCCGAGAGCGCCGACGCGATCAAGCCAGTTGTTGTAGTTCTCGGTCGCGACGCGCGCACCGGCCAGAGGAGCCCGAGCATTATAGGCGCTGCCTCTGGCATTCAGTTGACGCAGGAGCGCGTTGGATTTTTGATCGAGCAGCCGCTGTTGCGCCGGGTCGCTGAAATACCGGTCTTGTGCCGCCGTCGCTTCCTCTGGCGTTCCAAGGCCAAGCGCCTGGCGATAGACCTGCGTATCGGCACGGCCTTCTTGCGCAATCGGAGACAGGACGTCAATGCCCCGCTCGTAAAAAGCATTGCCGCCCTGGTAGCCCTCCGTCAGGGCCTTGTCGGCGGCTTTCTTCGAGGCCTTGAGCTGCTTGCGCGCCGTTGCCCCGGTCAGATCCTGAAGGAATCCCGTAACACGCTCTCCTATAGGCTGTCATTGATCAGCTTCAGGAGCTCCTGAAGCTTTCGAAACCAGATCGGATCGATCTTCACTTCGTGCTCCTGTCCGCAGTGCGGGCATTTCATCTTGCCCACGGGGACCTCAGGGTTAGGGAGCGTAAGGTTGGCCATTTTTTTTGAAGAAACCTCTTGACGGATGCATTCTATCTGTTGACATCTAGGGCCATATGCCCTATATTCAGATCATCGAGAGGGCAATGACGCCCGCCAAATTGGAGACATAAATGAACATCGAAATCATATCCGACGAGTCCGAAATCCTCGGTGGCGCTAACTATATCGCCTACCTTGAGATCTCGCTGAACGAGGACGGCGATGCAGCCATCATCACCTCCGATCGGCACAATTCCAACAACGGCACGCCAATAGACGAGTGGCATATGCGCACTTTGACCTGGGGCAACAGCCTCTCCCAGGGGACCCTGGTGGTCGCGGACCGCGCGGCTGTTGAGGCTCTGGCCGAGAAAATCCGCCCGCTGCTGGAGCGCGTGCATGCCGGGCACAGCGTTAAGTGGGACGGCTCCAACATGCGTGGCGCGCTCGATGACGACGCCAGTGAGGCGCAGGAGGAGATCAACCGCCTCGTTGAGGAGTATCGCTGGACCTCCAACAAAGAGGTGTGGGACGCCTCGGAATGGGTTTCGGCGGCCATGGATACCACGGCCGAGGAGTTGGGCCTGACTGCTGACGCAACGGACGCCGACAAAAATCGTGCTGCCCAGTCGCTGCTCAGCTGGGCAAAAGGCGACAACGTGCTCATCAAAGACGTGGATGAGGCCATCCAAATGCTGGTCGATCATCTGATCGACCAAGCGGCATGACCCCCACTGAATTCAAGCAGGCCCGGCAAAAGTTGGGCCTTTCATCTTCCCAGCTCGGGGTCATCCTGAATACCGACCCGAGGACAGTCCGCCGCTGGGAGGACGACAGCAGCATGCGGCCGCCCAATCCGATCGCCTGTCGCGTCATCACCTGGATGCTCAGCGGCTATCGCCCCCCTGAGTGGCCCCATATATTGCGGGGCCGCCAACGGTAGCGCCGGCAATCCCTGCCAGCAGGTCGGCGCTGCTACGCTTCGCCGGATCGAATTGCGCATTCGGCGAGCGAAGCTGCGAGGGGTCCTTGACCACCAGGATCGTCCGGCCCTTTTCTCCACCGGGCGTTGTGTAATTCTTCATCATCACGGCGTCGTAGCCGCGAGACCAGAGGTCATCCAATGTCGCAGCAATCTCGTGATTCCGCTCCGTCCCATCCAACGACAATACAGCCGGACGATCTGCCCGATGGAGCAGTCGAAGGATATTTTGCCCACTACCCTGTTTGCCGGCCGCAAGATCGGCAAACTCACCAGCCGTCTGAGGATCAAGCGCCACGGATACTCCGCGCGAGGCCGCTGAGCTTCCCGACGTACGACCGCCTTTCCCGAGATCAAAAGCGTTAATATCCTGGTTCGTACCGTGGTAGAGATCCATGCCCGTGCGGAAACCCATCTGCTTCGCACGGGCCATGCGCGAGGCCTCGTCCGCGGGCAATTTCTCGCCCGTCCCGCGCACCGCCGCGCCGGCATGTTTCTTGTCTGCCGGGATGCCGGTGAAGCTGAACAACTGGTTGTCGGACAGCGCGCTGCGCACGGTTCCCGGCGTCCACGTCAGATATTGCGTCGCCGTTGATCCGTCACCATCAGTCATGCCCTTGACGATCAGCCCTTTATAGCCCTCCTTGCGAGCGTCATTCAGCGCTTTGCGCAACCGCTTGCCTTCGTCGGCATTCCAACGATAGCCGGACATGTCGACGTTTTTCATGCCGCCGATGTCTATATGCGCCTTGAATACGCGTGCCCCGCTCTTGAAGTTTTCATCCAAGAGTTTCTGGCGTTCTCGTTGAAAGATTTCGGGGATCATCTGTCCACTGTCGTTCAAAGACGCTTGATAGGCCTGCCGCATCTTTTCGGGATCAAGTCCTGTGGACGCGAGATCGCCTTGGTGCTCGATGGCGTATCCGCTGGATTGAGCAGGATCGTCGGAAAAAGCGAAAGCCCGTTCCGTGGTCCTGTTCGGTTTCTCGCCAGGACCACGCCCTTGCGTCCGCTGGCCGAAATAGTTCGGGTCGAACCGCTCGAATTCGTTTGCCGTGCCGTGATAGACAGTAACTTCGTTGGGCTTCTTTGCCGTCGGCCCGGCAAATGTATTCATCGACCGCGACGCATCGCGTGTTGCGCCAGACGGGCGCCCCATAAACCGTGCCAGTGGCAACCCGCTGATGGCGCCCAGCGCCGACAGTTCGGCGAGCAGCATGTTCTTGCGCGCCTCGCTCTTGTCGCCAGCCCCGGCGTGCTGCGAAGCGGCGCGGAAATATCCCGGCACATCCATCCCCGACAGCACATTGCCGACGATCGGCGTCATGTAGAGCAGGTCCCACATGTTCTTGCGGCCGATGGCCTGCTTCTCTTCCTCGGTCAGCCGCTTGGCGTTGCGCTGACCGAGCTCCCAGCGGAACCTCATCGCGTCCACAGGAGACATGCTTTGCAGATAATCCTGCTCTGAGGATGTCCGCAAGAGTGGGTTGCGATCAGCGCTTGGCGCTGGTCTTTCCCCTGAGAGCCATCGAAGCAACGGATTGTCAGCCATAGGTCACGCCTTCAACTGATCGAACGCAATCGAGGCCTGCATCATCACCCGCTCAACCGGTGATGAGATCCTGAACCGCAACTGCATTCCGCGCGAAGAAGCCTTGCCAAGACGGTAAATCGGCTTTACACGCTTATATTGAGCGGTTCGGTGCAGCGTCCGCTCGCGTTCGTTCGACCAGCTATGGCCGCTGTCCTTCGACCACGACACCATGATTTTCGGATCGGCAGCATGCTCATCCACTGAGTTCAGGCCGACGCCTGTCGCCGCCTCGATGAACAGCCCTGAGACCTTGATCCCATAGGGAAATGCGCCGATATCTGGCGTGATGATCTCGCTGATGAGATAGTCTCCGGCCTCTTCGAACACACCAAGCTCCATGATGTAGAGCTGGCCGGTCTCGTAGTCACCGGCCACCAACTTATCACCGAACCGGACGACGGAACCGACGCGCCAGCGATCCTTCAGATAGGATTTGCGCGTATGCCAGTGACCAGTCTTCGAGTTATAAACCCGCGTCCAGCTTTCGCAGGTGAGCGCGTAGAAGTAATTGCCTTCATAGGCCCATGAGCATGATTTCAGTTGGGAGATGTTGCCGGCGCGCTCCAGCGTTTTGATAAGTTCATGGATCTCGTTGGTTGAAATCACCTGACCGCCATAGCCGTTCATGCGACGCACGGTGTGATCAGGCGCTACCCAGATCAACGTTTTGCGGTCGGGCGTGTCGACCTTGGAAACGGCGTCTCCTGACAGACAGCCGAGTTCGAGCGCGTGAACCCTGGTAAAGGGGAAATCAGGATCTCCGGTATTCTGATGCCATTCGATGCTGTCCTCTCCGAACAGCACAAGCTCTCGCTCCAGTACCATTGACCGGATGATCTCGTCAGGGTAGGCCTCAGCGGTGCCGACATCGATGCCGTCGATGATGGTGAACTCATCGAGGCCGGTCAACATGAACTCCCCATTTGTCACGGGGATAATGCCATAGCCGTCTAGCGTCGAGATCGATATTGGAGCCGGTAAGTCCGGATCGACGATTTCCGTAAGCGTATTGGCCAGTGTGTCGATGACGTAATACAGACCGCCGGAGACAATGCCGATCTGAGCGGGGACCTTGCGATTTCGCTCCATATAGACCGGCTCCTCTGTCGGGATGCCGCCGAGAAGCGTCGATGAGCCTGCGTTGTTGACGGAGTAGACATTGCGCCCTGCGACGGCGTAGAGTGTGTTACCGACGACGATCATCGCCCTGATGCCACCACCGGCAAGCTCTGATCCCAGAGCCGTCAATCCTTCGGTAGCATAGATGATCCAACTTACCTTGCCGTCATCGCCATGCTCTTCTGCGTAGCAATTGATGAGCTGAGCATTTCCGGCTTGCTGGTTCTTAGCCGGATTGGTTCTCAGGCCAAGGCTGATCGGTACGGGTTCGCCCATCAGAAGTAGCTCACCTCTGTCGGAACTCCGGTTTTGTCTCTTGAAGTCACACGCTTGAGACCAAGCCAGCCCTTATGACCCATGGAAACGGGTTGGCCACTCTCGATATCTATCTCTTGCGGCGCGGCATCGCCGAATGACGGCGCGACGGAGTCCGCAATGATGCGCACAATGTGAATGAAAACCTCTTCGGGGATCTCGGCAAGCGGCCAGTAAGCGACATCGCGCAGCACCCATTCGTTGAAGTAGGCGGTATAGGTGCGCACGATGTGGGCTGCGTCCTCGCTATCAGGCTCCTCATTGGCATCAAGCCAGCCAGGCAGGCGCATGACCTCGATTGCAAGATCGGCTGTCGATTTCACCACGGCGTGTTATAATCCCAGATGTAATCCCACTCATAGAACTTGCTGTCCTGAACGACGAAATCGCCCTCTGTGCGAAGGGTCGTCCCGGTCCCCGTCGTTTGCCAGCGATAATGCCAGCGGCCTGGCGCATCTGGCGTCAGATCGGCATAGTAATTTCCTGTCGATTCCTTGCCAAGCTGGGCGTCCGTGCCGTATGTATACGTTACCTCGGTTCCAAAGCGGGATTTAGCCCTGAACACAACCGTTGCCGGATCGACAGCCGCGCCGGCACTGTCGGTAAAGGAAACCTCGATCCTGATCAGCGTGTCGTGGTAGTATTTCCCTGGAGACAGCATGATCAGAGAGCCCTTATGCGCACGGTTGCCGTCATTGTCGCTCCGATACGCTGGGTGCCGCTGCTGGTCGACGATATCGGCGTTGATCCGGTGATCTTGACGGACATCTGTGCGCTCGTTGCGGAGGCCTGAATGACTGCAGGCGCGTCATCTGCGATTGGCATGGCCGCTATCGGAGAAAAACCGAGCATCAATTGTATAATGCAACGAGACCGAGAGCTGCACCACCGGTTCCGCATTGCTGGATCTGAACGGGGTTATCGCCTTGCTTGAAGTAATACGTCGTTGTTGTGCCATCCAGCCAGACGACATTGACGGATCCTGCAGTCGATGCATTCACGGCGACGCACGGCTCACTGAGCGCCGTGTTATCGGCCATCACCACGCCCTTGATAGCTGTGTTCAGGTTCGTTTTTCTGCGTGGCGTCAAGTCAGCCATCGGTTCTTCCTCCAGCCTTTAACTCTTCGATGATGCGCTTTGCGCCCCACCTTCCATCGATTTCAATGTTGCGTTCGGAGGCAAGCTGCACCAATGCGGATTTTTCCATTCCCTGATAAGGATCATAATCGCCATCGACGGCGATCGGATCTTCATCCGCTGTGGTTTGGCCGCGATCTTCGACTAGCTCAAAAAAGCGATTGCCTTCGAATTTCTTGGCGAACCGCTCCGGAACTTCAAGAGATAGACCGGGAGCAAAAATGCAGCCGAACGCCATTATTTCAGATCGTCCTTCCGGATAATCGCCGATGTACCTATATTTCATCGTCTCGCCTTAGAGTGTCAGATTGCCGAACGCATACCAGACGTCGCGGGAATATTGGTATGCGCCAAGCCAGGAGCCTTGCCCCATCGACACCAAGCCGTTGACGCCAACCAGCGTAACGCCAGATCCAGCAACCAGCGTCGTCAGACCCGTTCCAGCCTGGAGAATGATCACCTGATGATAGAGCGGATATGGAGACACCATGTTCGACGCGGAAAGAAACGTGTAATTGTTGCTGCCGGCAGAATCCATGGCGACGATCTTGCCATAGTCTTCTATAGCAAGAGACGTGCTATCGGTGTAAATATTCGGCACGCCTGACGGGATTTTGAAGATATCCGAGACCTTGCCAAGCTGATCGACGAGCTCGTTGCCGCTTAGAATTTTCATCGCTGTCTCTTGCTGCCCCAGTGGTAGGGAGGCGGGACCGGAGCCCCGCCCACTTCATTACGCTGCCACAAGGGCCGTCGTGTCGTAGTCCGGGTCCATGAACCCGAACAGGGACACTTTCAGAGTACCTGCGGCAGCCGTTGCCGCTGCCGTCTGAATATAGGCCCGAACCTGCGTGCGCGCGGTGAACTTGTACAGGACGCCAGCCGCTGCCAGGGCCGTACTCACCGTGCCGGCCTGACCAATCGTCGATGCGGCCAGGAAACGATCCTCATCGCCGCTATCACCAATATCGATGGCAAGGGCAGGAGAGCCGTTCGTATCCATATCCGACGCTGAAGCCAGAATGCCGGTAACGACAAAGCCGGCCGGGACATAGAACAGACCAACGTCATCGTTGGCGTTGTCCAACATCGCCGTAGTCATGGCAACGATTGCCGTGTGGCAATAGATATTGCGGACGTGCCCTTCACTGACTAGAGGACCGCGAAGACCAGACCTGGAAGTTTCGTAGGTAGCCATTTCAGTTTATCCTTTCAGGTCCAGATTACGCCGAGGCAACTGCCGAGACGAAGCCGGTAACCATGCCGTTATCAACCAGCGTCGAAGACTCGCCGTCTTTGCGCATGATCTTGTTTGCGCCGGCCATTTCGGAAATGCCGATGCCGGTGAACTGGCCGTAGTCATCCTCTTTCTTGGCGCGGAACTCGGGCATATTGCCCCAGGCAACGCAGACGGACTGAGCACCGCAGAGGAAGACTGGACCAACGTCGATGCCAGCCGCACCGGCCCCGGCAATGACCGGAATTTCCGGAATTTCGCGGATGATGACGCCGTCCCAGATCAGATCGCCATCCTGGAAGAGCGGATTTTTGTCCATGCCGCTGCCTTCGCGAGCGCGGGCGTCGCGGTTGGCCTGTTGCATGGCGCTATCCGCCTTCAGGTCACGGAACGGCCTTGAGCCGGTGAACAGCACGAAATATTCCCGTCCGTTGTCGCTGTACTCGTCGATAACGGGACGAATAGCAGGCGTGCCATTCACGCGGGCGTTCGTCACCGTTCCCTTGGCCCGCTCCTTCAGGAGCGAAATCACGCTTGTCGTCAGCTTGTCGGCCGAAGAATCGACGTTCGCCAGAGCGGTGGCAAAGGTGGCATTGTAGTTTGCGACAGCCGAACCATAAAGCACGCGGTCGGAGTTCGCCGCATTCCAGGTGTTGTTCTGGGTCGAAGTCGCGGCAACGTTTTCAGCCGTGTTCAACGGCGTGAAGAACGTCGCACACTGCGGTGCAGCGGTCGAAGAATAGGCAACCGTGCCTAACGCATCGATGATGCGATCGCGCAGAAGCACGCGCGACCACTCCTGCAGCAAGGGGCGAACCGCCTCGCGGGCATTGGAGAAATCATAGTGCTCATCCTGCTCAGAAAGCTCGACACCATGTCGGGCGATCTGGACAGCAACGCTGTGTGTGTGCTTGCCGAGCTTCTCTTCAGCGCCGGAGAGCCTGGTATTGCCGCGGACGCCGCCGCCGCGCAGGCTTGACACCAGCGGGATGGTAAGAGACTTGCCGCTTGTCGTCAATTCCATCGCCGAATGAATGATGGATTTGACGCCTTCATTGCCGCCGCCCATGTAGGGCAGGAAACCGGACTGGCGGACATATTCCCGCCAGTACTGCCGCCGATACCTGATTTCAATCAGATCGGCGGGGGTCGTGGTCGTAGCCATTTAAATTATCCTCGTCGCTTTCTTCCGTTCAGCGTTTCGTTGAACCAATCCTTGTCCGAGCCAATGACTTCAGGCTGCATGTTGGCCTTGGTCGCGCCGGACAAAGACGGCGGGAGATTTGACGGAGGCGGAGTCCCCTGCTTCAGTTCAGCCAGAACCTGTGCTCTGATCTGAGCTTTCAACTGCTCTTGATAAGCGGTTGGGTTGGCTCCGATCGTTGCTCTCAATTGCTGGGCTTGATGCCATTCGACCATTTCGCGGTAAGCGTCAGGTCTGGAGGCAAAGGCCGATGAAAACCCTGCCTGTTGCGCAGCCTGCAGTGCTGCATCAACGTTGGCTGACCCGAATTCCGCGCGGGCGCGGCGCTCGCTGTCATTGAGGCGTTCATTGAGAAACCGCTCTTCGATCTGGTGAATAAGTGCATTGGCAAAGCCCTGCGGGTCTTCGACCGGATCGATAGGCTGCGGCTGGTTCTGAGGCTGCTGAGGCTGGGATTGCCTCATCATCATTTCTTTGAGCTGTTGCATTTCGCGCTGGGTCTGTCTTGCCGCTTCCTCAGCGGCCTGGGCGCGTTTGCGAGTGTCGATCAGCTCTCCGAGTGGAACCATGTGAGGCTGCTGCTGGACGGGCGGCTCCTGGCCTTGGGGCTGCTGCGTCTGGGCAGGCGGGATGACCTCTTGTACTGGGGGTTGATAGCCATAATCTGGATCGGGAGGCGTCGGCTGTTCACTGGCCTGCGTGCTGGCCGGCATCTGAGGCGCTGGATCGGGCGCGAACAAATCCGCGATCGTAGTAGTGGCTTCACCGTTCATGGTGTCCATTTTGATCTCCTGATATCGTTGGAGGTGACGAAACGACGCCGTTTACGGTGGCGTGCGATGACCGAAAGACAGCCGTGACGTGGCTGGAACGAGAACGCTCTGACGCACAACAAAAAGCCCGCTAGAACGATTGCGGGCCGGACGGCAAACTTTACGCGGTTACTGAAATCACTGCGGCATGACGCCTGGGCCTAATGGAAGACCGCCAGGCGCGCCAATTTCTGCTTCCTGTCCAGGCAGTGCCGGCGGCTGTTGCGGCCCCATAAGCGCATTCTGCTGGCCGCCTGATGGCATGGCGCCTTCTGGTCCGGACATTTGGCCATTGTCTTCCGTCTCGCCTTGCAGAAGCGTGTTCTGAGATGAGGCTGTTGCACTCTGCAGCCTGTCTAAAGTCGTCGGCTCGCGGTAGCGAATCGGGAAGAGCTGGGTAATGATGCGTGGGTCAGCACCGCTTTCAACCATGGTCTTGATCGTGGTGGCGCGCTTGTTTTCGACATTGGCGATGCTCTCATCGATCTTTGCCGCCTGGAGCGCCGCCTCCAGCTTCGCCATTCTATCCTGCATGGCGATGAGCTCTGCTGGCGGTTCCCTGGCTTCCTGAAGACGCTTGAGCACGATCTCCTTGTCCGGCAACGTCGACAATTCAAGCACCAGCTCAAGCGGAACGTCGGGCCGATCAGCGATTGCCTGAAGAAGTTCCTCGCGCATCGTGACGGTATCAGGACCTTGATCGAGCAGCACATCAACATCCATTTCGATGATGGCATTCTCGACGTAGACTTGACCGGTCTGCGGATCTTCGACGATGCGGTTGATCGACAGGAATTCGACGGCCTTTGGATCAGCCGTGACCCGAATATAGCGTTCTCCATTCCAGAACTGACGGATCAAACGCCAATCCTTATGATAGACGCCAAGCTCCCATTCCCGCTTCATCTCGAAGACCGGGGAAAGTTCCGTCATGCCGCTGTTCTGCTGGGCAAGGATCGCGCGGCCGGATTGATTTTCGACGCCGCGGCCGATTAAACCTGGGTTCGGACCGAGATTTTCTATCTCGGCTTTGTCTTCCTGCAGAAGTTCGAATTGACCTTGCGTCTGCGCGGATTGGTCAATGACCTCAAAACGATGCGACGGGCTCGGGTTGACCTCAACATGGCCATCAGGCTTGGCCATCTCCTGCTTCATGCGGTCGACGTCATCGACAGCGCCTTTAGTGCCCATGGTCTGGCGGACCGTGAGCAGATGCATCATCTTCGATGAACGCTTGTTGATGCCATCCTGCAATGGGATCATGTCGCGAACGACGCCGTAGCGGTTGCCGCTCTCGTCGACATATGGCGACCATGCGTTGTAAGGATGTTGGGTCTCGTCGTCCTCGCCGATGTAAGGCGATTTGCAATCCCAATCCTCAGGGCAAAGGCAAATGGGACCGCTCAGATACTCGTACATCCAATTGCCGGCGTAGCGATACCAGATATGCGTAATGCGGATCAGATTGCGCCTGGCGTCGATCCAATTGGTGCGGTTATTGACCTTGGCGAATTCCTGCGGCACTGTCGTCAGCGAGCCGTCATGGCCGTTCCGAGCGAGCTCCTTGATAATGGGAGCCGCAAACGGCATCATCTCTGCAGCTTGATCAATATCGAGCCATTGCCACTCGCCCAAGAATCTGGCGTCACCAAAATCCCATGCCTCCGAGCATGGATCGTAAAAGAACCGATCGCTTGGAATATGCGACTTCCTGACTTCAGGACGCCCGCGAACGACCTTGACGCCCTGCCAGACGACGCCAATGCCTCTGATCAGAGCATCCTTCGTCGCCGCCGATGAGATCGATTGCCACTTGGTCTCATCCTCGACTGAACGCAAAGCCGCTGTTGCTACATAGGCCGCCTGCTCTGCCATCGGCGTACGAGGAAAGCATTTGGGATCACGGCGCAGACGCTGTTCGACGCCGACGAGGAAATCCACCTTGCGCTTGATCCGGTTCTTTGTGGTGACAGGCTGCTTGCGCTTGCGAAGTTCGCGGATTTCTGCTTCCGTCCACTGCTTACCGTGATAATAGCGCGATGCTATGAACTGCTCGTGGATCTCTCCGCTCGATGTCTTGGCCTGCTCCCAGGATTGGTATTTTGCGTCAAGCGTCGTGCCGTCGAGACGAGGCGACGGCATCGTCATGCGCGGCAAGTTTTCGAGCGACACCAGCCCCGATCTGATAGCCTGATCCGGCGTCGCCGTCAGGTCCTCGGGCGAAGCATAGTTGCCATACGCCGCTGCGGGTTGGTAGTTGTAGGGGTCTAGCATGGGCTAGATCACTCTCCACTCATCGGGTTCTCTTTCATGGGAATTGGTGTAATCTGATAAGCTGTCTATTTGAGCGTTTTTCTGTGGCGGTATCCATGGGCGCGACATGCATGCATATCTGGTTTCATCACCAGCATGGTCTTCGCTGTCGGTCATGACGTCCTCGGGGCGGTTCGGATCATGCTGTAGCGCTGGCAGTGTTCTGATCGTATGTTTGCAATTAGAGAAGAAAAACAGCATTGGTTTGCCGTCACCATCTCCGTTCAGCCTTGCCCTCACTTGATCCCAGCCCCCGATTGCGCCCCTGAGAGGAACGCGTTTGTTGTCGGCTTCCATGAAATAAACGCCTTTCATGGACATCTCTTCGGCGATCGATGGTCCACTGACGACGTGAAAAGCTGCTGGGTCAAGAACGCCGTACTCTATTGCCTCTGTCGGCCCGCTCACCATGAGGCCACGATCGTCGAACAAAGCACCTTCGCGCTCAAGAATACCCTGCGCGACTTGCAGTGATGTCAGCTTTACGCCAACGTCTGCCTGAAACGTTCCATCAGGGTTGGTCTTGACGCCGTACCATTCGCGGTATTTGATCATTCCGCCCCTTGGAATGACAAAGCCGTCCGGATGAAGCCAGTCATCTGATGCGACGGAATACCAGCCGATCGAAAATGGCTTGGCGCTGCCCCAGTCGCCAGCCCTGAACTTAAGCCAGTGATTAGGCAAGCCTACTGGCCTCAACACATGGCGTTTGGCGTCGAAATTATCGAAGAACGCCCCCTCGATAACATCCCAATCCCCCCAACGCATCGCTTTGACCAGTTCAGCGCTGCCGAGGCCTTCGAGGCGATCCTCGTAGGTCGGATCATCCTCCATCATTGATGGATTGTCTTCGAGTCTGGCACGAATGAACTGGCGCCGCATGCCGCCTTCGGACTTGCTCATCTGCCTGATGGCTAGATCGTCGGCATTATCGACAAACGTCGCTTTAACCCAACCATGACCGATGTTACCCGGGTTCGATGAACACAGAATGCGCGGAAACATACCGGCATATTGCGCCGGAACATCGATACCGACCATACGAACGCGGTTGCGAAGATATCGGTATATGACCTCGCTGAAATGCGTCAGTTCGTCCATGAGCAGAACGTGGATTTCAGCTCCGTGATATTTGAACCTGTGTTTTTCGTGCTGACAGTGGCAGAGATAGATTTTCGAGCCGTTCCAAAATCTGATCTCGTCTTCTACGATCTTGACGAGGCCGGCTTGTTCCCATGGCGCCAGAAGGTTGCGGAAACCCTTCGGCCCCTCCATGTGGTTCTTGATCAGATCGTTGTGTTCTCGCCGGAAAAGATAGATCTGGAGACCGCTGATCGCCGCGCACCATATGACGGCGGCACAGCGCATTAGAAAGCTTTTCCCACCGCCTGCAGCGCCGCCATAAAGAATCTCATTGGCGACGCTCGTGAAGGCAATGAACTGCCTTTCGTGCAGGTGAATGTTAAGAGGGACTTCCTTTGCTTGCCGGTGACGTGCTGACATTGATTATCGCTATTGCTGAGCCCTCTGTTGCGGATAGTTCCGACTTATCCGCCAATCCAAGATCGCGGGCGATAATGTTCGGGTTAAGCAGGTCCGCAGCCGCGCCCGTGAACTTTTGATCCCGAATGATTTCGTCCACTCGCAATGCGACATTGGAAAAATCTTCACGTCTTGAGTACTCAAGCCAAGTTGTGCGGTCGATGTCGAGGAAGATGCACAAGCCACCGATTGTCATGGCCCGCATCTTAGGCATCTCTGCTATGGTGATGACACCTTGGTATGCGAAGGGCTTGGCTTCCCAGAGCGGATTGTTTTCCACCCACTCGAAGTACTCTTCGCAGGCAAACCATAGCTCCTCAGGAGAGCCAAAAATCGGCTTGCGACCATGTGAACTCCTCGCCTGCCAGAAACGATTGCCCTTTGGCGCGCTCATTTGAGTTTCTTGGTTAGAGCCGGCAGCCGATTGATCTCACACGGATCGACGACGGCGATGTTTCCTTCGGGCGAAATCAGTAGGACCTTGTGCTCTTTCGTTATGACGCAGAGACCGTCGCCGATGACGCGCATCTCCTTGATAGAACCATACTCATCTGGGATTTGGCAGAATGGCGTGAGGCCGGTTGCCGTTGGCCATTGTGATGGTTCAGCCATTGGACTTCGCTGCTCTGAGCTTGCGCATGCAGTCACGTGTTCGTTTGTTTCCCTCAGGCGCGGCCACTACCGCATCTCCTCCGCAATTTCCTCTAGCTTTTTCTGAGTGACGACACCTTCGAGAGTGAAGGTTTTTGGCTCATCGTTTTCAGAAGCTGAGAAGGTGACGACGAAGCCGCCTCCGTCCTTGTCGGAGACTTTGGCATTTGGAAGACCGAGAGCGGTAAGGCCGGTGGCGATCTTTTCTTTTAGGCTGTAGGCCATGGGGTCTTACGCTGAAGCGTTCTCTTTGAGTTTGGCGCGGCGGGCGCGCATGTAGTTGCGTATGCGTAAGTTCGTGTCTTGGGGTGCCTACTGGTGTTGCGTCGGCACCCTGTTTTTACTGGTGGCGCTTAAGACGCTGGGGTTTGAACGTTATGGAGCGTTCGAGTGGATGATGTAAGGTTGGGATGCAAGCCCGAAGGCTCTGCGAATACTGGTCCCACTGCGCAGGGATTTTCTTCTTCCTGAATGTCCTTGCATAGACCGATGGCGACGTCGCAGTCGATCCCATCGAGACCGTATAGGTTGTCATTAGTCAAGCTACTTCCCGGTGATCAATCCGAGTGGTTTCACCGCATCCCGAAAACTTTATACCGCGTATCGTGCCATGCGTAAAGCGTTGTCTCGCGTCTGCCACCGGTTTAACGGTGTCTTGTGCCTTGGGATGGTGACACTGTGCCTCGTTAACCAGCCTATGCCACGGATCAATGTCAAAGTCCCAGACTTCCTCGAAGCTGCCCTGTGGTCCTCTTGTAAGACCGAAGGCATCAAACGCTTCAAAGCTCACATGCTCGGTAAAGGATGGCAAGTGCCATGATATTCTACTGAATCTCCCAAGTGTCCCGCTGACTTATTGCCGTCTCATCATAGTGATGGATGGAGGATTTGGCAAGAGATTATTGCGCGGCGTCGCTATCAGGATTGGCCGTCAAATCGGCCTCATCCCGCTTGGCGGCTTCTAACTTGCCGAAGATCAAGTTCACGGCGGGACTCGCCTGGAGTCCACCTGCTTTCAACGCCAGGTCTAGGACGGCGACAAGTGCGCCAATCTCTTTGTCATTCAGCTCCAACTTCATGCGCCCACCTCAATCGGCTTTACTGCGTCGCGGGCGCCTTGTGCGGCAAGCTCGCGCTCGACAGAAAGCACGCGCGCAACGGAACCGCCGACGATACCATCGAACCATGCGCCCAGCACCTCTTCGATGGAGGGCGGACGTGGTTTGCCGTTCTCATCAACAAAATTTTCGGCATAACTATGCGCATATGCCTTGATAAGGCGTGCGCTGTCGGCCTCTGAAACCGAGCGTCTGATGACAACGCCGCGGCCTTCGGCCACAGTGCCTACGGTCGAGCCCTCAACAATCAGCGAAATAACGCCCATCTTTCTTGCTTTCCTCTAACCAATAAGCCAATTGGTGCCATTTGATACCACGGGCACGGTATTCGCTCCGCCGCCTTCAACCGTAGAATTGAATGTTGTTGCATTGGCGTCGGTGACAAATGAGCGGGCGCCAGCTCCCATCGTCGATGCGGACGGGAGACCTGCAACCGTCGTGGCGCCAGTGACAGGAACGAAGAGTCTGGCCGATCCGGTTCCCGCATTCTGTGGCTTCATGATCGCCACATCGCTGGACCACGCCAGGCTCATGCGTTCATAATTGCTGGAGTCCGTAAAAGTATTATACCAGCGATGCTCCTGACCACTTGTGCTGTTGCGCTGGGCCAGGACGTTGGCGGCGTCACGCGCCAGAACCACGTCTGTTGAAAAACCAAACGTGGCACCAGATGCCACTGACACGGTTGTGCTGGACATAACAAAAGCAAGCGATGCGCCCGGATAAAAGGCTATGCCATTCGAGGCGGAAATTCCAAGAGTGGAGTTAATGCCGCCAGCCGCCTCGGAGAAACAAAAAATATTGCCGCTTCCGAGTGCGCCATCTGACGCCCTTGAAAGCGTGATCATCCCGGAGAGATTGGAAACTGACGGAATGTTTGCGGTACCGCCGACAGCAGCAGCAATGGCTACCAATTTATTGGTAGCGGGAGCGAATGTTTGCTGCGCTGTCCATGTATTGGCAAGCGCCAGAAGGGCATTGAAGATCGTCGAACCCTGATAAATGCTTGGATCAGTGGCTGATTGCGAATCGGCCCCAAACAGAAATGCTGTTGATGGGGCAAATGTCACATCTGGAGTTGCGCTCTTAAGATCGAAAGCCATGTATCAGCCCCATGTAAGAAAATTGCCGGAACCCCATTCAAACGCATTACCTGCGCCCCATTCAAGCGACATAACGGGAGCACCGCCGCCGCCCCCAGACATCAGCCCCACCATATGAGCAAGCAGCATTGACCGTGTATCCTTGATATTTTGATGGTGTCAGGCTGGCGTTATGCCCGCGGAGAGCGCTCACAGCATACTATGCTTATATGCGTGATTTAAGCTAAAAGTGCTGCCGTCGGGCGAGGCGTCGTGCTCATGACTGTCGCGAAACTTTCCGCGGCCCCGCGGTAATGCGCGAAATTGCGGTAATAGGCCATGCGCGTGCCAAAGCCAGTTGAACCTGAGGCATAGAGACCAAGTTTCGGATATGGCGTATCGCTATTGTAGGCCGTGCCGCGGCTCTGGACACGGAAGATTGGGCGTTGGTTGAGGTAGAGATCCAAGAAACCCGTCGAGGCGTTGACCCAGCGCACTCGCAAGGTGATGCGGTGCCAAGTGTCGAAGATGAACGGAGCAAGAGATCGGGCGATATAGGTCGATCCTTCAGTTGGAGGCTCCGACGACGGATACCAAGCGACGAGCGTCCTGTCTTCAACCCAGAGTAGGAAGTTGACAGCCGCAGTGATCGAATCCTCATTATGGACCTGGAACACCACCATGCGGTCAGACGTCGAGCCTGTCTCAGCCCATTCGGCGTCCTTGATCAGAAGCTCGAAATCAATGAACTCATTGTCGCCAAGCGCATTGTCGGCAAAAACAAGCTCAGAACGGATGCCGGACGCCGTCTGCGTGTCGGCGTCGGTGATCTTGGCCCGATAGACGCCATTGACGATGCTGATGCCATCACTGATGCCAGAAGGGCTTGCAGCGCCTGTAGTGATGATCCCCTGGCTCTGCAGCCCCGTGACGCCAGCGAACGAGGTCGAGAAGGTATTAGCATAAACGAGCGCCATCAGAATGCACCCAAGCGAATGAGATGAGATGGATTGCGGCGAAGCGCCTGGAAGATTTGCGTCAGCTTGGTAACTGACGGCATGGTTTTTGTCGGAGACAGCCGCAGGATGACCAGACCACGCGTTTGCACGGCGATTCCGGCCGTTGACGCCGCAGATTCCGGCCTAGCGCAGCCGATGTTGAAGGTGTTCGGGTTGCGGGTGTCGCGATCCTCGCCGGAGGAGAGCGTTGCGTATTCAAGAGCGGCGGCATTGGTGAACGGCTGAATGAGGCCGTCCGTCTCTTCGGACCAGAGGCAGTATTTGCGTGCACTGCCATCAATGGCGAAGGCCAGCGCCTTCAAGCTGCCGCTGAGGACAGCCGTGGTGGATGAGCCTGAGAACGTCGTTGTCGTGCCGTCAGACAGGACAAGCTGATGCGTTGCGTTGGTATTGACGCGAAGCGCGACACCGGCTCCTGACGTGGAGGTGCCGTCTCCCATCATCTCGGCGGCAGCGCCTTCCGCCGTGACCTTTCCAAGCCACCAGACGATGAGCTTTTCACCGCCGTTGTAATCAAAATTCAGGTTCGGGAACCGCAGAACACTGTCGGTAGCGCCGCCAGCCGGGTCGACCGTCGATGCATATCCGGCATTGGTCCAGAGGTTGGCGTTCGAGAGGTTGGTTCCAGGGAGCGCATCTGCCTGATTTCCGGAGAGATCGTAGAACGCCGGGTCACCGACGATCTGATTGCCGGCAAAACCGTGGAAAAAATAACTATCGTGCGGAGTGGCCATGTCAGCCCCTGGATTGAAGAGCAGCTGCAGGTGCAGGAACATTCATCCGTGACCTGTCTGTTAGCATTTCTTGCCAGACTTGCCGGACGGCTTGTCCATGCGTGGTGACTGTGCCGGCTTTGGAGCCGGTTTCTGGGGGACTTTGGCCATGATGTTTAAGACTTTCCGGGATTGTTCCAGGCAGAATTCGCATCAGCCGAGCGAGAGGTCAATCCGCTTTGCTCAAGATCATCTGATTGGGGGAGGGATGCCAGCCGGCTGAAGGCGCAATTCGGGCCTGGGTTCAGTTAGGCTTTTTCTGACTGATTCGCAAGCTTTTTTTCAAAGTCAAGATATTTTTTTTGATAAAAGCCTTTTTTGTTGCTTGAATGCAACATATTCAAGCCGAATCAAGCGCTAAATAGCGAGAATTCCGAAGAAAATGAGCCACCATGGTGCACACGGCATAGACCAGGGCACCGCCGGCCGCGCTCGATTGCTTGTGCTTGTAGCCGATCATCGCGCCGATTTCAGCGAGCGTCATCTTGCGGTCATGCCAGCCGGAGACCTCTTCATTGACGATCTGGTCAAAGACCGGGATGAGTTCGCGGGGGATCTGCTTGCGCATTTGCTGCAGGCAGGCCAGGCCGTTAAGCTGGCGATCGGATGGAGTCTTTGAGCCGAATCCGCCGCCTCCCGACGGCTCGTAGCTGCAGGTCATGCGAGACGTGCTGTCGTGGCCGTCCTCGGTCGCCGCGCCGTGGCCCTCAGCAACGCGCTGCGCGAATTGGTGCAGGTAGATCGCGAGGTCCCGGGTAAGATTGCCGTGCTTCTCCAAATGCGCCGCAGTGGTTGCGACTTTGCGGACCTCGCGCGTGTGGCCGTCCGTCGAGAGCACCAAGCGTTCGGTGCGCCTGACGAATGTCTCGATCTGCGTCGTCCGGGTCTGCTCGACGCGCTCGATCTCCTCCAATTTGTTCTTGATCCGACGCTTGGTCGTCTCCTGGCGGGTGACGATCTCGATTTGTGAGCGGAGCTCTTCCTCGCGCTCATAGGCAGCGCGGTGGGCGTCTCGCATCTCCGGGGTGGATTCGATTTTTGGTTTTGGCTTGGGATAAACACCGGAGACGCGCTGGACGCGGCCGTCATCGTCTAGGATGACAGTTGCTGAGGGGAGGCGTGCTGCTTTCATGCGGGTGATGCTAATCTGATTTTATGGCGGGTGACAAGACAGCTCGTCGATCCGCAAGCGCAGCTTCCAACTCTATAATCCGCGCTGCGCGTTGATCCGCGATCTCGTGCCAGCGATGTGCGGCCTCCTGCAGAGCACGTTCAAGGAGTTCAGCTGGGATATCAATGGTGGCCTCTCCGGCGACATACGGATCAGTTGGTACATTCGCACCAGTTATCCGATACGTCTTACCGTCTTCGCTTATGGAGACGGATGGACAGGCCATCGACATCGAGCAACGGAGATGAACGGGGGTGATGTCGGTGAATGAGGTCATGCCGCCCTCGTCTTGATTTGCTCGATCTGGTGAAGGTCGATGACTTCAATGGGGCCTCCGACCGTATTGGTATTCTCAATGGCAAGGGCCACAGCCTCTTCAGCAGTTGCGCCGGCCGCCATCGCCCCGAGGGCAAATTCTGCTTCCGAGCCCCAGGCATCTGGCGCAAATTGCTCGTCAGGATAGGGTAAGTTCGGCGTATATGAAAAACAGCGGCCGTTCTCGAACAGCAATACGCGCGTGTCGCAGTGTCGATCCGCTGGCTTCGGGACATCACCCGGCTTGGCTCCAGCTTTGATCCAAGCTATCATGGGCTCAAAGAGCGCTGCCGTGCCTGTGCAGGCAAATGTCTGGCCGTTGCCTTCGTAACGGATTTTCTTGAATGTCGCCTTAGCCTTGAAAGAGCCCATGAGCATGAGGCTGTCGGCAGCCAGTATGCCGTCTCTCCAGCAGATGATGGTCATCCTCTGTTCAGAGCGGATACCCCGGCGTTCAGGCCGGGGAGGAAGCTCTGCCTTTTCGTGTTGACTTCCCTTTTGGTTCTTCCTATATAGAAGAAATGAAGCTCGTTGCCAACATTAAATTGCAGCCTACGCCAGAGCAGTTTCAAGCGCTGAAAGAGACGCTTGAGTGCTGCAATAAGGCGTGCGACTACCTGTCGGCGAAGGGTTTTGAGGCTGGCATTCTGCGTACCTTCGACCTGCACAAGCTCGGCTACGCGGACATTCGCGAGCGCTTCGGGCTCGCGGCGCAAGTCGCGGTGCGCTGCATCGCCAAAACGGCGGATGCCTACAAACTCGACAAGAAGGTTAAGCGGTCGTTCCGCAAGCACGCCGCTCAGCCCTATGACGACCGGATCGTCAGTTTTAAGCCGCGCGATATCGTTTCGATCTGGACGCTCGGCGGTCGCATCAAGGTCCAATCCGTGATGGGCAAGCGTCAGCGGGAGCTTTTGGCTTTCCGCAAGGGCGAAGTCGATCTGATGCTGGTGCGCGGCGAATTCTACCTCGCCTGCGTGTGCGACATCGACGAGGCCGACCCAATCCTGACGACAAAGGTTCTCGGCGTCGATTTGGGCATCGTCAATATCGCCACCGACAGCGACGGCAAAATGCACAGTGGCGCGGCTGTTGAAGCCACTCGTCAGTGCCTGAGCAATCGCCGTAAAGGGCTTCAGCGATGCGGCAGCAAGGCAGCAAAGCGCCGGCTGCGCATCCTTTCTGGCAAGCAACGGAGATTCCAGACCCACACCAACCACTGCATTTCGAAGGCAATCGTCGTGGAAGCGCAACGCTCCGGGCGTGGCATTGGGCTTGAAGACCTCAAGCACATCCGCACGCGGGTCAAGGCCAGACGTTCCCACCGTGCGAGGCTTGGAAATTGGTCCTTTTGGCAGCTTCAGGCGTTTGTGGCCTATAAGGCCAAGCGCGCTGGAATTCCCGTGTTGCTCGTCGATCCGCGCCACACGAGCCAAGGATGCTCGTCCTGCGGCACAATCGACAAAAAGAACAGACCGGATCAAGCCACCTTCTTCTGTGTTTCCTGCGGCCATGCTGAGGTCGCGGACATTAACGCAGCTCGGAACATCAAGTCCCGAGCAGAGGCAGCACTATGTAACCCTGCCTTGAGTTCTCAGGCCGCACAGCTTGCGGCCTAGGGAAAAGCCCCGTCCTTCAGGGCGGGGATCGGTTACCGTTTCAGGTCTCCAGATTGCAGGAGCTCCACGCGCGCCCTCGATATCGTCTGGGCGGGAATATCGTACTTCCGCGATATGTCGATGTTGCGCAAGCCTGGATTCTCCAGAACAAGACGCCGCGCGGCCTCCGTGCGAGGCCGTGGGCGTCTTTTCTTGTCCCTGGGGTAGTTAGGGCGGCAGCCGTATTTAGGCGCGTCGTAGTCGTATTCTAAGGCTTCTGCGAGGCGTTTGCACATCGCCTCGATGATGTCGTCGACTGACGGTGTCCTCGGATCGGCCGGTAATGTCGAACGGACGCGGTTGTAAACGCCAACGTTGACCTCGTGGCGTTCGATGTCGCGGATGCCCATATTGTGGATTTGTTGGGGTGTTTCATGACTGTGAGTTCCGTTTGGATGCAAGCTCCTGGATAACATTGCTGGCGGCATCTCCGAGGGAAATGAAAGTTTCGGGAAAGTCGGCTTTGCCGACCGTGCTCTCGTGAACGGAGCCACCTTCGGCGTTTCCGCCCTTCGGGCTTCGATCACTTTTTCGAAGCGGAGAAAGGTTCAGGCTTCGCTTCTCCAGCGTCGAAAACATCTTGCACTTGAACTCGCATAGCTCATCATTGCGGTTCTTCATCACAAGCCACTCTTCCGGCGTATGCTGGCATAGGGAGAGGGCTTCAATAACGGCTTCATGTGCTGAAGCGTTGGCGGCTTCGAGTTCGCTGATCCTCTGAAAATGATCAGCGGTCGCCCGCGCGACGACATAGGAATTGGCTCCCTCCGGAGAAAATCCCTTGGCATCGACCAGCTCGCTGAACATCATGTCGTATTCGCCGAGCGTTTCCGGCTCGATGATACGCCTGATGACACCGTGCGCGGCAGAAGACGTATCTTCCGATACCTTGGTGGCAGTATCAGGTAACGGCGCTCCTTGGACTTCCAACGGCGTCAGGAGTGGATGTGTCTGAATGAGCTTGGTGACGACGGCACGTGTCGGGGCGATCCTGGCATCTGGACAACGAGCGTTGTAATAGGCTTGCGCATCGTCCAAGGCGTAGCAGCGATGATCTGGATCGAGGTCGGCAAGAATGTACAGGACGTTACCGAGATGGCACAGGGCCAGGTCGGCGTCAGCCGATGCGCCCAAGCATTCGCCCTGATGCATTGCCCCTAGGAATTTCCTGTCTTGATCGGAGAGCGCCGGCTCGCGAGCGACGAACTTGCTGCACCAGTCGCCATTTTCTGATGACGGCCAGATGGCCTCGCCCTCAGCGTCGATCTTTGGGCTATCGACGCGGCATTGCGCGATCCTCTGCCCTTCGTGGGCATCCCACCATTTGCAATTGGCGCAGGTTTGTTTCTCGTCGCGGCTCATTTGCTTTTCTTCCATTCTGCGCGGCGCGCTTTTTCTTTTTCAAATATCTCATCTCCGCATAATTGTCGATGAGATTTCCAACCGAAATCTGTGATATCCAAAGTGTTGAATTCGCCAGCCTTAAATTCTCCGGCCGTCTCAATTGTTTTCATGCCAAGGTAAAATGGTTGGTCGCCATCCGAGGCCATAGAACATTTCAAAGAATTCTCTCGGACTTCCAGAACGAACACATCAACTGTCTTTGTCATACATGTTTTCCTTTCTTTCCTGCGCTCACCACGGTCTTCTGTGCATCGACGCGATTGAGACCAGCGGACACAGCGGCATTTATGAGCACCGTTTCGTTCGTCGGGCTGAGCTGTCCGCTCTCCGCAAGACGGCAGGCTGCCCAAAACAGGATATTGTTCCGCGAACCTTCGCCTGACATAGCAAGGAATTCAGTTAGTTTCTTGATGTCCTTCGGTGCTCTGCTCTGATCGTAGGCAACGATGGGCTGCGGCTTTGGACGCAGTGCCTGGACAACCCAATGAGGCAAGCGCGGCAGGTTCTCGCTCATCGGCCTGTTGATCCAGGCATAGTTTTTTCCAGAGCTAAGACGCGACGGCGGCGCAACAACATAGCCTCCCGTCGTTTTCACATCGATGCCAGCGCCGAGGACGGATTTGGAATTCTTGATCGACGGCTCAAAAGCGTAATAGAGATGGGTCCCGCCATTGGCTGTTCTAACTGTCGCTGTCGGCAAAAATGTCTGCCTGCGCTTGGCAAGCTCGGCGACGGATGCGTCCGATCCATTCCGTGGATCTAGATCGATCACCACGATCCCGGATGCCTCGCCGCAATGAATTCCGATGTTGGCCCTGGGGAACCGCTTGGCCCATCCAGCTATAATCTCCTCATCATCAGTTGCATCGAGGCAACCCTTGCCGCCCTTTTTGCTGGAGATAGCCGGCGTCTTCTCTCCTGGAAGCAATGGGAAGACCTTGAATGAAAATTGACAAAGATCAAGAGCTGCGTCAAGAAACACCGTAGACCTCCTGCGCTAGATCTTCGACATGATTGGAAGCGATGTCGACAAACAAATCAACATTTCCGCACGCTCCATTTCTACTCTTCGATACGAGAATTTCCATCAAATTTTTTTTCTTTTCCAACGCATTAATACGTATTCTATCCTTTTCTAGATCATCGTGCTTCTGCCGTTCAAGGTAATACGCTGGACGATAGGGAAAAAGCAGCGTATTGACATCCTGTTCAAGCGCTCCGCTATCGCGCAGATCGGCCGGGCCAGGGTGTTTGTCCTCCCGTCCCTCAGGCCCTCGGTTGAGTTGGCAGGCCGCGACGACAGCCGCGTCGAGTTCGTAGGCAGATACCATCAGGGCGTCTGACTTCTCCGTCGTTTCCGCTGTGACATTGCCTTTGTAGCGGTCGCTGGAGCGGACCTTTCCGACATGATCCACCATAACGACATCGAGGCGCTTCCCCTGCTTGTCGAGCTCATCGGCATAGCGCAGTGCCCTGATGTGAATCTCAGGCATTGTCAGGCCGCGTTGATCGTCGATCTTCAGCGGATAATCACCAAACGCGCGCGCCGCGACCTTGAGGCGTTCCTTCTGGTGCGGCTCGATCCGGCGACGCAGAATATCGGCATAGGGGATGCGTTGGTCTTCACGGGCCCCGTAGGCATAATCCGACATCATGCGCGCCGCGAGCGCCTTGCGCGGCATCTCTAGGGAGAAAATCATCATGTTCTTTCCCTGTCGTGCCCCGCGGCGCGCCAAGGCGCTGAGAAGGGCGCTCTTGCCCATGGATGGCCGGCCGGCAACCATCGAGAGTTCCCCGCGCGGCCAGCCGCCTATGAAACGGTCAAGCGTCCTCAGGCCAGTCGAGATGAAGCTGTCATCGTCAGGCAAATCAAGCGACGCCACCAGATGTTCAGCGATTTCGCCGATGAACTGCGCAGCCGGAGCCGGCTTGCGCTCCATCGCCAAGACGTCGTTTAGGGCCCGAACCGCGTCCAAGCACATTTGCCGCGGCGGGCTATCGCTCAAAGCACCATGCTCCTGCAATCCAACGCCGATCTGGATCATTGCCCGGCGGGCTGACAGTCCCTTGATGAGGGCGATCATCTCGCGAAGCGTCTGGCGGTCCCGCAAGGCTGCAAGATTGGTCAGATATTGCTGCGCGGATATACCGTCCAGATTATGCCCGGAGACGAAATGCCCAACGCTTACCGCAGTCGGTTTGCGTCCCGCCTGGACTTCGGCGACCATGTAGCGGAACACGTCGGCATGAAAAAAATGCACGAAGTCGTCAGCTCGAAGCTCTCCGATGGCATGCAGGCTGTCGGCATCGAAAAGCACCGTGGCGAGCACGATCTGTTCAGCACGCTCGTTGTAGAGCTCAAGCGACATCAGACCCCGCCTCGGTCGTAATGGATTTGGAGTTCTTCGAGGGTCATTTCGTCCTTGGTTTTTGGACGCCAGCTTGGCCGTGTTTTTGTTTGTGCTTCGCCAGCCGGCATCGGCGCCAGCCTGGTTGCCTTCGCATTGGCTATCGCCTTCGTAAAGTACCGCCATGTCCCGATCGATCCGCCATTGGCGCGGCGCGAGATCGCCTCGATCGTCGGTATGATATCGAGTTCGAAATCGCAACCGTTCGAAAGCCAGCATTGAAGTTCCGACATGACCAGAAGCGACGGATTCGTCGCCGGGCTTGCGAGAGCTTTTCCGCTGGCCCTCATCATTCGGTCTGACATCTCCGCCAGAGATGGCTTTGCCTTCAGAACGATGGCAGGGGGGTCTTCTGGTTTAGCAGCCGCCGGCATGACGGCAAGCGTCGATGCTAGGCCGACCGCGACGGCTGAAACCGCTTTCTCCAATATAGTTGAATTAGAAGACTGAAATTGCATAGGGTCCGGCCGGATGATTTCCGGAGCCTCGACCGGATGATTTCCATTCGGAATACATCCGGTCCCGCCTAGGGATTTCGAAATACATCCGGTCTGGCCGGATGATTGACAATCATCCGGTGGGAGTAGATGATTAACGGGGGCCGCGTCATCACAAAGCGCCGCTAGAACCCACGTCAGATGGTTGTACTGCTTGGCGACAAAGCGCGGTATTACCGGGACCGTTCCGGCCTTCCTGCCTCGCGACATGGTGATGAGCTTATCCTCGCGAAGCCGCCGCTGAGCATCGGCAATCGATGACACGGACCGCTTAAACAGTTTCGCCAGTGTCGGCTGTGAAACCGTAGACATGCCCTGATCGTTATCACTCATGAGCACCGATACGAGATACACGCCCATGGCGACATCAGAGCGTTCATGCTTGCGAAGATATTCGGCAAAGCCTATGATGAGCGCCTTGCGTTGGGCATCGATGCGGTCAAGCATCCTCATCGCCCCGATTTCTTGCCGCGTCAGCGCATCAGACAGGTCGCGTTCGAGTCTCCAGAGCTTGACTGCATCAGCAATCTCGCCTCTTGACACAACATCTCGGGAGCCAGTGAAGGGAATGACCTCAGCTCCTTGCGAATTTGAGGAAGGAATTAATTTTTCTTCTTGCGTACCCGCTTGCGATGAGATAAGGTAGCTCATGTTCGGCGTTGCTCCGGACGTGCAAAGGGCTTCAGCGAAACGTTGATTTCGCCGCCAGATTGAGGATACGACCGTCCCCGCCAAGAGACTGTGGTCGTTCCGGTAAAACGCAGAACTCTCCAATGCCAAGCATAAGCTACCCCCTATCGGGGGGTCAAGCTTTTTCTTCGCCGTCTTAATGGCATTTCTGAAATGTCAAGAGGTAAATGATTGCAATTTTGCAATCAGAGAAACTTCAGCGCAGCGCCATTTATTGCAATGTGGCAGATATTATCAGCCGCGATCAGGAGCCATACCGAGAGCCATGACGGCACGTCGCCTTGATATCCGGTCGACGTTAGAGGCTTCCATGGACCGTTCTTGAACCAGACGACGAAGCGCGCCAGCCTGAACCGATCGACAAGAAAATGCGTGCCGCAAATGACCGCCAGGGGCTCCCAGTCTTGCGTCAGCAAGAGGAAGGGGATTGTGTAGGTCACGGCGTGAATCGCCGCCGCAACGCTGTTCTTGGTCTTCTCAGTGGCCATCCAATGAGATTGCAGGATATAATCCCCGATGGCGTGGGCTAGGAGTTGATCGGCTGTTATGAACATTTGGTCAGTTCCTTCACTCTTTCGATAGCTTCCCCCTGCATATATCCGGCAAGGGAAATATATCCATTGCAATCTTCGCCGCCTGGAAATCGAGCGAATCCGGTGTCGTCCGTTCGTTTTAGCATGTATCTGGCGCAGAGAAGACGGCGAAGACAACGATTGTCGTTACAGAGGGAAAAGGCGGCGGTCATTCCGATATTTCCTCGCTTTCAGGATTTTAGTTTCAGAATGCAATCATCACCTGCGATGTCGATTCCATCGGCCACAGCGAGTTGTTGAATGCCGTCAAGGTCACCCCACCGCACAGTCACATTGTGGTCAGGGCAATGCACCGGATCATCGTCCTTCGGCGCATACATCTTGCCGTCCTCCATTCTCAGCGAACCAGAGAGAAGAAACTCATTGCCTTGATCAATTTTGCGCTTCGTCATAGGCCGCTCCTTTAGGATTTGCTGTCGAGATACGAGCCGGCCTTGCGCAGCGCCTGCTCTGCGGCCAGAAGGTGTTCTGCCAGCGTCTTGTCTTCCGTCTTGACCTGGCCGAGGGCTGCAAGGGCGTTGCGGATGTATTGCCTTTGCCAAGAGTCGCGCGGGCTTTCGCCGCGGAGACCACTAAGAGGTGCTGATTGCATTCAAATGCTCCCTAGATGGACGGTGTTGCGTATTCAGTTCCGCCGCAGACGCGCTCGACTTCCTTGCGGCTGTAATGGTCCAGGTGCTCCAGATCCAGCTTGCGCAGCTCTCGCGCTGTTTTCTTCGTGGTGCCGGCAGTTTGGTGATCCTGGCACGGGAAAGTCATGTGCCAGCACGATGCCCGCAGGCAGGCATCGCATACCGTGATCAGGCGCTGTCTCCGTTTCATCGCTCCCTCCCTTTCTGGATCGTGTTTCTACCAGTGCTCACGATGCGTTCGCACTTCAGCCTGGAAGCCAGGAACCGACGCAACGTCGCCCGGTCCCATCGTGTGACTGACCTGCCAGCCCTCGGCTATTCGGGTGAAATCACCAGGGCGCGGATCGTAAAAGAAGCTCTTCGACTTGATGAACGCCGGATCGAACTCGGCTGGCACCGTGCCGACGCGCTCACCATGATGGAAGACAGGAATTCGCTCGGCTGGCATCTCGACGCCAAGTCTCTCCATGACCTTTCGGAGGCCAATTTCCTGAATTAGGCGCGGGTCTACGTCTACTCGCCTGCCGTCATCCAACTCATAGGTGACCTTTCGATTCCGAAAGTCATCCATTGGGTTTTCAATTCTCCTCATCTTCCCCTCCTTTAGGATTTCTTCACGAGCACATTGCCCATCTTCGTTGGCTCCCACGGCAACCCTGTCAGCGCCTCTACAAGGGCGACAATCTCAGACTGTTCGTGGACATGGCGCAGATGAAAATAATGGCTCTCGCGCCCCACCCACAGAAACCAGCCGCCATCTGCGTTGACGTGTTCGCCCGCGCCGTTCAGCCACCCCGGCATCGTGGTTTCAAGATAAAGCCCATAGTCGTCCGGCTCGTTGAAAGTGAGCTTCCAGTGCCGGAACGGCTGGCGTTCTAATGGGTCACGGTATTTGAACCCGACCGAAGCAAGCCACTCCTCAGTTATTGCGGTCATAGGCCGCTCCTTTAGGATTCGTCTTCGTCCACTTCGGTGATAAAGATCATCGGGTTTGCCCGGCTCGGCTGCGAAGCGATCCACATGCCCGAATCAACCATGCGGGCTGCCTCGCGCAGCGCTTGCGATGCTTCTTCCCGAGTTTCAAATTGTCCGTCAACCTCGACGCATATCGGCATCATTCGCTCCATTAGGATTGAGGCAGGCGGCCGACGAAAAAGCCTATCCCGCCAGCCAGCGCAATTTCTAAAAACATTCTCTGCCCCGTCAGGCCGAATGTGGAAATCATAGCGGCCATGGTCACAAGCCAAAGCCAGCCCAATGTCCGGTTGCTTGGCATCACGCAGCCTCCTTAGGTGGACGGGATTTCAAACGGCAGCCATCCGGTGATGTTGCCATCAATGCGATCTGTGTAGCTTTCGCCTTTGTAGTCTCCGGCTTCAGACCACCATTCGCCATCATGAACGGCGAGGACGACTTTTAGGGAACAACCGCCATCACCGTCAGGCTCTTCGATCCGTAGCCAAGCAACTTCGACGCTCGCGAGGGGTTCGCCTTTATTCCATGTCTGCATTGGTTGCTCCCTTGGAAAGCTGCTGATTTGCGAAGGTGCGAGCGTATCTCTCCCGCAAAGAGCCCGTCCCAAAGCGGGCATCTTCGGTTTCAAGTAAGGTCCGGATGTAGGCTGGATTGTGCGCGATCAATTGTTCTATGATCTCGGCAGGCGAAAGGCCGTCTGCCACTCGGCGAGCATCAGTCAAGCGGCGGTTGTAATCTGCGTTCCTCTCTCGCACACGAGCGCTACTCAGCAACCGCAAAGCCAGCAAAGATGCGTCTTTTTGCTCTTCGCTTAAGTACCTCATTTTGGCTCCATTAGGATTGCATGTAGTCGAGGTAAAGCGTTTCCCATGCGCGACGGTAGGCGCATTTTTCGACTTCGTCGCGCAGCGTGAGATAAAGCCCGCGAACGCGCGATTCGTCTGCTCGCGCGTCTCGGTATAGACGCGGCCAGTATTCTTCTTTTGAAAGCCTGTTTTCCGCAACAAGATTGCCGTAGTGATCTTCAGCGCCAGCGATCCACACAACGGTGATAACGCTTTCGTCTGGCCGCCAGACCTTCATTGGAACCAACACTCCCTCAATCATTGCATAGTTGCTCCATTAGGATTGAGATTTACGTTTTCTTGCCTTGGCGCGTGATCGGCGCTGGTACTCGCGATTATGGCGCCGCTTCACCTCTGCGATCAGCTCGCTCGGGTCGCCGTCAGGTTGAATGCTCCAACACTCGTCCCACACCATCAGCCGCACACCCTTACGCTGAAGCGCGAGGATGAACGCGCGCGCATCCTCCGCCGAGACGCCAAGGCAAGCAGGGCTTGCGACCGCGACGCAATCGCCAGGCTCGGCAATCTCCAGCAAGTCGCCCCGCATTGCCAACACGGTCTCTTCGGTCTTGGGGCCGCGTGGGATCTTGTCGAGCACGTCGCGCCAAACCGGGCCGGTCTCGTGCGTGTCCAGTCGCAAGTGCGCCAAGATTTCCAACTGCTTTTTCAGTGTCGGCGTGCGGGGCGTTCTAAGGATGTAGCCCCACGTTCTGGTATTTTCGGGCATATAGTCTGCGCTTTGTGATTGACTTGAGTACTCTGACATGCGAAGAGCATTGCGTCAAGAGGAGATCGCAATATGCCATGGCGCAAAATCACCGCTGATCAATACCGTCTCGGAGAAGATCCGGAAGACGGATATGACGAGGCCCGCATCAAAGACCCGGAAACGGGCTGGTATCGCGAAGTCTGGGATGTGAGCGAGAAGCTGTATCGGGGCATGGTCTCAATTGAGACCGCCAAGCGCGATTCTATACTCGTTCCGACTGATTACCCTATTGAAGTTCGTTGATCCAATCCTGAAACCGCCCGGAGCCCGGAGCACCCATGAGCGAAGCAAAAATTGAGGGCGACCAAATCATCATCCGGTTGGATATCTCGGCATTGCCGGTCATCGTGAGCGGCGGATGGGCGTGCAACGCCTTGCCGCCATTGAAGGTCACGGACTCAGGCGGGTTCGCCAAGGACCTTTGCCGCGCGCTGAATGACGAAAACGAAGAAGGCACGACGCCCCTTCACCGCGTCATCGATAAAGCCGTGCTTACGGCTGTCGAACAAGGCGCGTTCGGCATCGACGAAATTAGCGAGGAGGAAGCCGAGAAACTGGCGGCGTCTCTTCAGAAGCAACCCAAATCCATCTAACGCCCGGAGCGCCTTATGCAATGTCCTGTGACCAATTTTGATTGCATTACCTGCGATGGTGCTTGCCTCTTGCAGCGGCGTCGCGAGCAGAACGATCCATTTCGGCGCGGGCAGGATATGCGCACATGCGACGCCGAAGTTGAGCGACTTGGACTGGAAAAGTTCGTACTGACCTGCAACGCCCACGAGCGCGTTTATGAAGACGGCTCTGGCTACATCTGCCGCCACTGCGGCATTGACATGGACGACGAAGACTGAAATCCACCTAACGCCCCACCTATCAACCGAGGAGAAAACACCATGGGAACGCGCGGAGCGCTCGGCGTCTTTATCGACGGCAAGACCAAGGCCACTTACAACCATTTCGACAGCTATCCGGACGGCCTCGGCGCTGACGTGGTAGCGGCGGTTCGCAACATTTTGGGCGATCCAGAACGCGGCATGGACTGGCTCAAGACCAAGGCGCGCGCCATTCAAATGTGGCCACAAGACCAGCGCGCTACTCCGGAGCTTATCGAAAAGCTCAAGAAGTATGCCGACACCAGCGTCAGCACTCGCGATGTGGCCGAGGTTTATGTTCTCTCTCGCAAGATGCAGGGCGACATCGAAGACTACATCGAAGCGGAGTTCATGGAGGAGGGCGGCGAAGCCTTCATGGGCGACAGCCTGTTCTGCGAATATGCCTACATCATCAATCTCGATGACGGTGTTCTGGAATTCTATCGCGGCTTTCAGAAGGAGCCGCACGAGAAGGGGCGTTATGCATCGCTGCCCTTTGAGAAAGAGCGCCGCGCTGCACAATACTATCCGGTCGCCCTCGTCGGAACGCTGCCGCTCAACGAGCTCCCGGACGATTGGGAAAGTCGAATTTTCCCGAGAGAAGACGACGAGGAGGAGGCCGCCTAAGCGGCCTCCAATCTGAATCCATCAACCGCCCACCAACGGAGAAAATCATGCGCAGAGAGCTTACCGTCCACAAAGTCAACCCCGCCAACGACGTACTGCGCGTGAGCGCTCTGGACGGCCCCGGCCCCGGCGGCGCTTCCCACGAATATGAGATCGCCCTTCCGGACGGCAGCGGCGTGCGCCTCTCGTTCCAGAACGGGCCGATCAATGAGGCCGGCGTGAATGGCATCACTCACGAGGCGTTGCTGGCAATTCTGATGGATCGCCTCGAAGGCTTCCAGGCCGGCCCCTACGCCTGCGAGGCGAATGCGTCGGCGCTGTTCCATCTGCAGACGGCTCAAGCGGAGCTGCTTTCGCGCACCCGTGAGCGCATGGCGCGCGGCGTCGAAGGCACGCACCAAGTCTGAATCCACCTAACGCCCACCCACAGACCCGAAGGAATATCCTAATGGAACTTAAAGAACTTATCTCGCTCTGGGACAGCAATGAAGGAAAGCCTTACAAAGGCCGGCTCATCGACTGGAGCGAGTATGAGGGCGACGGGGAGGAGCCGCCGACCAATATCGGCTGCATGTGCGCACAGGGGCAGGTGCTCCATTTGCTTGGTGGCTGGTCGCCGCGCAAGCTGAACGGAACCGAACAGCGCGAAGCCGACAAGGAAACGGCAAAGCTCCTGGGCATCAGCATTGCGCATGCGGTCATATTGCGGCGCGTGAACGACAGCGTCGACGGTGCGCCGTCAATCGTGCTGACCAATCCCGAGAAAATCCTCGGAGATCAGGCGCATATCATCCTCGCGTTCTGGAAACACATTGATCGCATGACGCACGAGGATTGGCAGAAAGTGATCGCCGCCCGAAACGCCGCCCGGGACGTCGCCCGGAACGCCGCCGCCTCCTCCGCCGCCGCCGCCGCCTGGAACGCCGCCTTGGACGCCGCTTGGGACGCCGCCTTGGCCTATTCAGAAATCCAGGGCGCTTCAGTCATGCGCGAGTGTGGGCAACCATTCTTTTTCCTGCCGATGTTCGGCTTCGCATCGCCCGAAGAAATTCCGCTGTCGTAAAATCCAACCAACGTCCCGGAGCGAACATGACCACTCGCGAAAGGATCGCCGCCTACGTAGAGCGACACCCAGAGGCCACAGTACGGGCCATTCAGGCAGCTTGCGACATATCATCTCCATCTGTCGTCCAGTATCATCTTGAGCGCCTGAATACGAAGAAGATCAGGACTGTCTGCTGTCCTATGTGCAATGGGCGCGGCAGGGTTCGGCCGAACGAAATTGACTGAATCTTATCCACCTAACGCCCGGAGGGCGCTATGCCGCAGAAAAAAATGTCATTCGCGCAGGCTCGCGTCATGGAAGAGCTTGAGCGAGGCCCCCTGCATATTTACGCCAAGATTTACGGTAATGGTTGGCGCCCCCGTCTTGGTATAGAAATGCGCACGATTGACGCCCTGGAGAAGATGGGTGCGATCAAGCGAAAAATTGTCGGGTCAGGAGTTACCCGCAAGATGGTTATCACGAAATCCACCGAACGCTCCTGAGAAGCCGCCTACGGTCAGACATTAATCTTCTCCTCGTTCCAGGAGATATTGTCGAGCAACTGGCGGATGCCCTGATCGCCAATGATCTTGCGTGCCTCCACCACCCAATGGCACGCAGCGACTGCATCCATGGAGAGATCTCCGGTGATCTGGAGATAGGGCGAAGCGTCGAGCTTGCGCTGAAACTCGCAGGCCTCCCCTGTGGAAGCGACAATGTCGTCCTCGGAAAGAAGGAAAGGCTCGTCTTCCGGGAGCGGCGGCGTAGCGTCGAAGATCGGCGCAGTCAAAACCGCTTGACGGGTATGGAAGGTGGGGGTAATGTTCATGATGAAGTCGCCTTTTGTGTGGCGTGGATTGAAACGACCGAACAACGCAACTGAATTCAAGAAACGGGACCCTGCCAGGTCCCGTTCTCATTTGTGCCACATTGGGCTTTTGGCGTCAACGGCGATCAGGCCGATGCCCTTTTCTTCTGAGGAATTATAACTCTTTTGGTAAGCGGATAATATGGTTTGTTGTTCGAACGATTGAGAACAGCCTCGAACCCCGCGGCGGCGACATAGCGGCCAGCATGCGATCCCCTCACGAAGGGATGACCACTGTCCTTGCAATACCGCTCATACTCGTGTCTGAAATCAGACGCCGAGATGCCACCAGCCACGCGCTTGCCGTATTCGATGGTCATCTCATCCTCGACGTAACGCGACTCGATGAATGCATCCATGATGCTCTGATGCTGCTCATCAAGCTTCCTGAGGCCGGACTTGGCTTTACGCGTCGGCTTTTCTGGCCACGGGCCGGCGACCACAGTCGTTGCGTTCTGTGCAACGACTGGGTTACTTTCTGCATCTGGGACCTGCAGGGGCTCAGGCGCTTTCGTTCCGCCTCCGTCTGGAGGGGTGATTTCCTCTGGTGTCGGTTCAACTGTCAAATTCTGTTTGACGGTTCCCGCCATCAGAGCAAGGACGTCTTCCCGTGGCGTCAGAGCTGGCCTGGGAGCCCGTTGTCCTACTTTCTCCGATGGTAGTATAGCTTCAGGCCTTTCGGCCGCTACGGGCTTCCTAACGCGCCCCAATGGGTTCATCACCAAAAACCCGGCGTCGCGGACCAGCGTGAGCAAGATCCAGTTCCAGAGCATGATGACGTATGCCCAGTCTAGGACTTCTCCGCCGCGCCATTTGGCGAGGATTTCGGCGAAGGCAAAGACGTTGTTGGCGATATGTTTGCCGGCGACAGCTTGCGGGACCGCAGTGCTCATGCCTTCAAGGCGCTCACGCTCTTTGGCCTTGGCGAACTGCGCCTGCAGGCTGAACAGCTCCTGGCACGCCTGGCGGCTGTCTCCCCTCGTGATCTGGGCGCACATAGCCGAACGGACAATCGGATATTCCAGTTTCTTAGCTTCGATCTGGGCGGCGAGCTGCGCGGACGTCGCTGGCATGTCGCCGCTCATCAGCGCATTCCAGGCACGGTCGCTCTTGACTTCATGCCTTTCTCTTGCCTTCTTGTCCTGCAGATATTGGGCGTAGCGCTCCTGATAGGAACTGACCCAATAGCTGACCTCAATGAAGGAGAGGCAGACGAAGCCGGCCAGCCACATGGCGACGCCAAGGGCGATCTCTGGATAGGCCCGACGCTGCCAGGCGTAGCGCGCGAATGCCAGCCCGATCGCAGAAATGGCGATAGCGAGGCCGGCAATGCCCGTCACCACGCTGTTGGCAGTCTCGGAACTGGTGAACTCATAGACGAGCGCGATCGTCAGCGCGATGGCGGCGAGCCATAGGATGCCGCCGGTTATCCTGGTAAACCACATCATTGACTTGGCCCCGCTAATGTGAGATATTGACTACAGTGCAGGGCATTGGCACGTCTGCGGGGATATTTGGAGCCGGAACGTCTTCCCCCGTTCCGGCTCTTTGGTTTTTAAATCACTCAGTCATCATCGGACATCGGATACTTGCTCATGTCGTCCATTGCGGACTCATAACCGAGCCAATAGCCGAAAGTCATGCCAGCCACCAGAATGAATAACGCCGTACAGATGATGCCGATGATTGACATGGTGAACATGATTAGTCGCCCAGGAGGCCGCCGTTGAGCTTGACCTTCAGCGTGGCCATGATCTTGTCTTCGTCGAGGTCGTCGATCACGCGATGGCCGAAGCCGCCGACATCGGACGCGCCGGTATCAAAAATCGTCTCCTCGCCGTAGAACGTATGCGTGTATTCGGCACCTAGGAAGACATTGTTGGTCAGAGCGACTTCGATGCCGCCGCCGACCGTAACTCCGTCGAAATCGACCGTCTTCTTGCCGACATCAGTGCCGATATAGCCGCTGAAATCATATTCGGTCTGCGTATAAGCGGCCAAAGCATAGACCATGGTGCGCGGCGTGGCGAGGAAGCCGACGCGGCCACCGAGCGACCATTCATCGCCCTTCTCGACCTCGAAGCCGGCGTCGAAATCGGCGAGGCTGCCCTCGCTTTTCATGGCCGATAGATTGTAGGAGCCAAAGACGCCGGCGACAAATCGGCCCATCTGGTAATCAGCGCCGACCTGGACGCCGCCGATGATGCCGTGGCTGTTCAGACCGTCGAGATTGGCGATGTTGCGGCTGGATGGATCGACAGCAATTGAATCGTTTACGGCCGGTGTTTGATTTGAAATTGTATCCGTGCAGTCGCCATCATCATTGCGACCATACACAAGGCCGCCAACTGGATCTCCATCATTCGTTGCGCCGCTGTTGCTTTTAATGAAGCTGTCAGGGCCGAAATTAAAATTCAACCCATCAGTGAGCGCCGTAGAATCATCCAATTTCGTGCTGTTGACGTCGTTAGACAGTTGATTTCCGAACTGATCCCAGCAATACGCGCCGTTATAGCGCTGCACCGTCAGATCATGATTGGCGTTGCCATAGCCGATCTGGCCGCCGATGTAGAAGCCGCTCCAGCTAACGGCGCGCTCTCCAGCGGTAGCCGGCGTATCTTTCAATCCGCCACGATCAAAAGGATCAGCCGCACGCGCCGACGAAATTCCAGCCAGCACGGCGAGAATCGAAATTGCGCTTTTCTTCAGCATGAGATATTATCTCCTGGTTAAGTAAACGCGCTCACTATATCGGCTTTCGGGCAATCGGCATATGGCAAGGGAGCCACACGGCCTGTCAGGTTTTTGCTTGACAGGCCTTTTTCTTTGTCTGGACGGCTGCGGTAGTTCCGCAAAGGATACCGTCGGCAGTACCGACACCATCGGTAAGACCAAGAAACCTCACGGCTTTGTTTCCCTCAAGAGCGGTTCAAAAACCTCTGCGAGAATATCGCGGTGATAGGTATTGACATGATCATATGTTTCGTCGGGCTGGGTGCCCATTTTCATTTTGCGCTGCCGCGTTAGTTTTGTTGCCAGACGCCCGAGCTCTGACGATTTGGCCGTAGATAGACGAAGTCCTTTATGGGCAGCATAACGCTTGATTGACATGAAATCTTCATGTCCGCCGAGGTTGTCGACGACTTTCTCAATACGCTCCACTGACTTCTCGACGCTGAACAGGCGTTTATCCTGCGCTTCCATGTCGTCGACCACAGCGCGCATCCAGGCGTATGGAGTCTTATCAGGGACCTTCCTGAAAGCGTCTTCCATAAGATTGAAGGCCGTGATGTAATCAATCTTCCACTTCAAAGCCCTGGATCCTGTGAACCCCATAGCGAGAAGTGAGAAGCCGTCGCGATTCATTTCAAAGAACCGGTCCATTCGGCCTGATATAACCGGATGCGGCACCTTGTTTTCAATGAAAGTCCCATCCCCGAGAATTGGGGAATGGGAAATCAAGGCATCGATACTTGCCAAAACGTGATCGTGGCGCTTCTCGAAATGCAGTGCGATCTCCCGGCTGTCGGCGAGAATTTTGCCGTCATGTTGGAGAAGGACAGGCTTGCCTTTGGTGGTAGAAACAGGTAGATTGTTGTCAGACACGGAACGCAACTCCCTTGCGTTTGATGTTGAGGCGCGGCGCAGAGGGACGCATTCCCTCCGCCGGCCGCATCCACTATAACCGTGTCAATAGGTAAAATCAAGTATCCACTAAATCGGCCTGTTAACAGATTTAGCCGGCTTGTACCGAATGCGCTTCGATTTCTTCATCTTGATACGAGTGCTGACGTCAAGCTTCTTCATCCGTGAGTTTTCATCCGCGACAATCCGCGTCTTACCGTCAGATGTGGTGGTGATCTTGTAGTGGCCGCCTATGTCTATAGGCTTGGTCATCTGGTTTTTCCCGCGCAGCTCGGACATGTATCACAGCACTGAAGTTCAGTGCCTTTTGGGAATCCGGCCTTAAGCATCTCTGCCGTCAGGTCGACTTTGGTGAAACCCGTCGCGTCATGAATGAACCAGCCAGTTTCGGTGATGCCGCACATGTCGCAAACCACGACCTCATTGCCGGCAGCGTCTCTCCAGATGCTCATCGGGTGCCTCCAGCTTGGCATTTGCGAGGTGAGAATTGAAATTCTCAATGTGAGCCGCCAAGCCATCCGCCAGCTTCTCCCACGGCACGCCAGTTAGCGCGGCAACGGCAACGGTTAGCCCTTGAAGGTGGTGAAGGCACTTTTCTGTGTTGTTGCCCTCCGATGCTACTACCTCCATCAGAGTTCGGGCCCATGCTGTCGGCATCACATTGAGAGCGTCTATGATTGTCGCACCTGCATCAGCCATTGGCTATCTCCGACATCGGAGGTTCGGGCATTGGCATCCAGTGGCTCGGCGTGCCGAAATTGATCTCGCTGATTGGCCCGCCGTGATAATCGCCGGGCGTATTGCCTGCCCAATACCAATCCCCGCCGTGCTCCTCCCACTCCTCCCACCATCTTGCTTCACCGACGACTGGGCCATTTTTGCCGCCAGTGACCGCCAGAATGACGCTGGTGCCGTCTCGCGGGGCGGTTTCTATCGGCTGCCATTCGATCTTGGATTTATCGGCCATTGTCTCTCCTGGCTTCTGCCCTTATGATTTCGATATAATTATAAATCACGCTTTCCTTTACCGCGAGATAATTGGCGATCTCAAGCGTGCCCTTACCGTCGCGCCAGAGTTTTGCCGCCATGCGGATCTTAAGCGAGTTCATGCCGCCATTTCCCGGCGTTTACGTCCATGTAAGGGCGTATAGGCGATATCTGCGTGGCGTTGACAGTAAGGCCTACCTTCAGCTCGATGGGCGCCGCAGAAGCGAAATTCGCCGAAGCGCGGCGGCGAGTTGATCGGCCAGCGGCAAGATGACGGTGTCAAGTCGAGAAGAGCAACACCGCCCACCGGTCCAGCGACATCTGGCTTCTCAACCACAGTTGCCGTTTCCTTCATCTGCGCGGCGAGTTCGCGAAGAATGCGCGTCGCTTCTTTGCTGAGCTGAGGCTGGCGGAAAGACCGTGACGGGCGAGCAATGAGGCCATCTCGCTTTCCGGTCACCGGCCGCGGCGCTCTCGGCGGCAGCTTGAGTCTATGGATGCGTCCAATGATGGCATTCCGGCTGCTGCGGCCTGGAATTTTCTTCGCGATCTGAGACGCGCTGAGACCCTTCTCGTACATCTCAGCCAACAGCTTGTCTTCGTCGTCGGTCCAGAGCTTGACCTCAGCCATTGTTTTCTCTCGTGGCGAAAAAGGCGGGACGCGAGACCTGCCCGCCAGTTTTAGGGAGGAAATCCACAACGCTGAACGCAACGCTTACACTCATACTCAGCCATGAACTTCAAGATCCTCGATACCGTCTTTAACCGCGGGCTGCGTTTTTCGTTGCGCAGCCTGAGGACGAATGCGCTGTCACCGATCGCTAGAACTCCGAATCTCGACGGAGCCATTGAGTGTCGGGTGAGGAACGCCTCGACGCACTTCTTAAAGTCTTGATCATCCATGGGCAAGGTGATATTGGGAATTGGCAATAATGTCAACACCAAAAATAGCGCTTGCGTCGATATTGGAAATATGCAATAACCATCTCGTCAGCAGCGACGGGCTCCACTCACCCAATCACCGCCGAGGCTGGCTGTAGTCCCCCTAAGAGATGCCGGTTACCCCCTTAGCCGGCATCTCCAATGCCAAACGCCGAAGGAAAGCTGAAATGGAAATCAACAAAGAGCGCATTGAGGATGCAATCGTCGAAAAAGTTGCATCCGATTTCATTAACGAGGAAAATCTTTCCGAACAAATAAACAGTGAAGTCAAAAGGCGGATAGACTTTCACTTCAAAACACACGCCGATGCGCAAATCAAGGGGGCCATCGACGACGCCATTCGCAACAGTTTTGAACGTGAGTATTGTAAAGTTAATTCATGGGGTCAACGCGAAGACAACCCGACGACGATCAGCAAGGAGCTGGAGAGGCTCATTGGAAACTATTGGAATGCAAAAGTTGATCGTAACGGCAAGGAAACGACTTACTCGGAAGGCACAACACGCGCCGAATGGCTGATGATGCAGCTCGTCGCTGCTGATTTCAAAGACGCAATGAAACAACACGTCGTCAACATCACTGGCGGTCTGAAAGACGGCTTACGCGATCAATTGCACAAGACGGTCAATGAACTTCTGAGCGGCACATTTCATGTCAAAAGCATAGACGATATGAAACTCAAAGACGGATACAGTCGGCACCCGGAAGTAAAGCCTGTTTCTTAGCCGGCCTTTCCAACGGGCAACAGAGAGAACATCAATGCGCATCGCCTCCATCATCGCCATCGCCATGGCGCTCTCAGCCTGCCAGGCTCACGGGATCAATATCCCGCATCATTCGGCGCTGCAGTCCAAAGGGTACGAACTCGGCTGCGTCAACGTCAGGAATAACCCTCCAATCGACTGTTGGAACGGAGCGTTTGCCAGCGGCGACTGATTTCAACCAAAGAAAGGAAACTCAAATGACACATGGTGCAGTTGGAAAGCGGTGCATTGTCCGCACCTACGCAAGCGGCGTCCATCTCGGGACTGTCGAAAGCGTAGAGAATGGCGGGAAGTTCAGCCGCTGCGTTCTACGGGATGCTCGCCGTATCCGCTATTGGTACGGTGCGCGCTCGCTCTCTGAAGTCGCCATCAATGGCATCAATACCAACAAATCACAGGTGCACATAAATATACCTGTGCACTTCGTCGAGGATGCCATCGAGTTTACCCCCGCAACTGAGGCAGCTATTGCCTCCATTGAGGCCGCGACAAATGAATCGAAATAATGGCTCCGGCTCCGGCTCCGGCGATGGCTCCGGCGTCGGCTCCGGCTACGGCGATGGCTCCGGCGATGGCTCCGGCGTCGGCTACGGCTCCGGCTACGGCGATGGCGCCGGCTCCGGCGATGGCTCCGGCTCCGGCGACGGCGATGGCTACGGCTACGGCTACGGCTCCGGCGATGGCTCCGGCTCCGGCTACGGCGATGGCTACGGCTACGGCGATGGCTCCGGCGTCGGCTACGGCTCCGGCTACGGCGATGGCGCCGGCGATGGCTCCGGCGTCGGCTACGGCTCCGGCTCCGGCTACGGCGATGGCGCCGGCTCCGGCTAAATAAACTTGCGTTCACTATGTCAGCATCCCGGAGCCAGAGGGTAAAGAGTCTGGCTCCGATATTAAACTAGGAGAGAGAGATGACACGCCCAATCGATATCCTCGGCCAGTTCCACAAGCTCTGCCCGTCCTACAGCCGGTGTCTCGATCTGACGCCAGCGCAGATCCGCAAAATCGTCGCCCATTCGCTCGTCGGTGAGCGGCGGCGCGGCAAGACGCGTCACTGGTCCTACGACATCAACCGCCATCAGGCACTGGCAGAACTGTACGACGCTATCAAACAGCAGTCGACGTCATGAACCGCGCTGCTGGCAACGTCGCTTGGTCGATCGTCTGCATCATCGATTTCGTCGCCCTCTGTGCATACGCATACTTTATTTTTCTAAGGTAGGCTTCGAGGAGTCGCGCGCCGGGGGGTTTAGATCTCGCTCCCAAGCGGCCCGCCACACACCCGCTGCAAATCTCGGTGCGCGGCTCCACCAAGCCTATTGAAAGGAAACACAAATGAAATTTCGAATAAAAAACAGATTTTCTGGAGAAGTTGCATTTGAATGCGACATCGAATGTGATGATAACGCATCTTATAGCCTAAAACTTGGCATGGCTATAAGGTTGGCATTAAAAAGCTCCGCCGACCTGAGCTCCGCCGACCTGAGCTCCGCCGACCTGCGCTCCGCCGACCTGCGCTCCGCCAACCTGCGCTCCGCCAACCTGAGCT